ATCTTCTGCTTGTTCCATTAGCCCACACATTTCTCGAACAATCAACTCGGCGAACTTTTCCTTGTCAAATTCCTGAGCGGTATGGTAACCGCGTTCACTATCATAAAAATTTACAGTGACAATAGTTGCCTGGTCGATCAGGTCTTTAATTCGTTCGTTCATAAAAACCACTCCTTGTAAATCCAAGCCACAATACAAGCAACATTGAACCATACAGCAAACAATACCATGTAGAGCAACACCTGAGCCCGGCGTCCTGCTTGTTCACCTTCGTTCATCATTCAACTCCGAAATGTTTCTTCGCGGCATTCCATCCATACTGAAACGCTTCCCATTCTAGTTCATCGTAACCATAAGCACCTGTCATAACACTGTGCGACCTTGAATCCGATGTGTCGTCGAGGAACTTGTCAAACATATCTGATTGTTCTTCAGTGTCCCAATCTTTTTTCATTCTTCAACTCCGAAATGTTCTTTAATCCCGTCAATCATCTTTTCACAAGCACGGTCATAACCAATAACATAATGTGTATCAGTTGCTGGTTCACCCCTAACCTCAGAGGCAATGTCAATACATTCTCGAACAATCAACTCGGCGGTACGATTTTGGATGTCTTTGATCCTGTCGTAACCCAACGCTACCCAAGTCTCGGGCACCAGTTCGTCTAATACCTGTTCAGCAAGTTCTCGAATTCGTTCGTTCATCTACGACTCCAAGCAATATACCCACCGTTGGTATCGCTCCATGGGCAATACTGTTCCCACAATGCTGTTGCAGCCGCAGGATCATCATGGCTTTTCATCAACTGATCCAGCTTGGGTCGAGTAAAGCAACCAGCAGAACTGTGTGCAGAACTCCAGTCTTGTGTGTTCAATGCAGTTTCAAGTTTGTTCATTATTCAACTCCAAAATGTTTTTTAATTGCATCTGCTGTCAGATTAGTATTGGTCTTTATCTCCATTCCTGTCCTATTGTTGTTGGCAACTTCAAGACATTCTTTTACCATCAATTCAGCAAACTTTTCTGCCACAATCATATCAAAATTACGGTCAATGTCTTTGTTGTCATCTGTGTTGGCAAGTTTAGAAGCCTGTTTCAAAAGTTCTAGAATTCGTTGGTTCACGTTATCTACCTACCGCAATCATTCGAACCCGCAATGCATTCAAACTTGACTGTATAGTCATAAGTTCTGCCAACGCTTTGGTATAATGACCATTGGGATGTTTGTCATGACCCAGCTTGCGATCCACACCCAGTGCCATTTTAACTGAGGCAATGGCTGTATCAACTGCTTCAATTCGTGCTTCGAGTTTTTCTAAGTCTGTCATTATTCAACTCCTATTATACTGCGAGCGCGAGCCATCAATATGGCGTCACCGCGGGTTAATATTTGCAACAACATGCGTTTTTCTGCCAAATATACTTGGGCGAATGCAGGGTCGTGGGCCATGATGCTGCCACTGTTGGCAATCAAGTCAGCCAACTTTACAGTTTGTGCAGCAGCAGGTGCGCAGGCAATATGGTCACGATCCAGAGCCTTGCGAACAGCCCTGTTGCCGTGTTCAGGAGTGCTGACATCAGTCAACCATCCTACCAATTCTGCAACTTGGTGGCCAAATTCCACGTGGATATCCACAATGCTAACACCTGTGTCTTCTACGGTGTCGTGCAACCAAGCCGCAGCCAACATTTCATCAGTGTGTGGCACACTGGCAACAATGCCGGCAACTTCAGTAGGATGCACTATGTACGGTTCAAATGTATACTTTCGTACTTGTTTGACTGCAGCGTGAGCAGCAGTTGCAAATACTCGGGCTCGTTCTACCATGGTCATCACATGCTCCTTTGTCGGTCTATGTTTGTATTATAACAACAAGAGCAATACTGGTCAACCAACAGTGATAAATAAAAGTGTAGTTCGCGAGCCCTTAACCTCTCCAACTACTCTAACAGTTTATAAGGAACTATCAGCATGAATATTTATTCAAGAAAAAATCACCCTTCGGGATTTTATGTATACGCATATATGCGAAAAGACGGTACGCCCTATTATATTGGTAAAGGAAAAGGTGATCGTCTTATTAAGGACCACAATGTTCCAATACCAAATAATCACCTAAATATAACCATTATTGAAGAACATTTAACTGACCTTGGTGCGTGTGCCATTGAGCGCAGACTTATTCGTTGGTATGGTCGAAAAGATAAAAATACCGGAATACTTCGAAATAGAACTGACGGCGGCGAAGGTGCATCTGGTGCTATTCAGTCTTTAGAAAACCGAAAAAAGAAAAGTGATGCTGCAAAGTTGCGTTGGAAAAATAACCCAATGACCGACGAAGTCAAAGATCGTATTAGGGCCAAACGAGCATTACAGATTACAACAGCCGAGACCAGAGAAAAAATGAGTAAATCACGTACTGGTAAAAAGAGGACAACAGAACAAATAGAAAACACCCGCCTTGTGCATCTAGGAAGTAAACGAAGCGAAGAAACCAAACAGAAAATGCGGGACAGTAAGAAGAATCCAGTGCGAATCAAGTGTAAACATTGCGGATTAGAAGCAGTCACTGTTAATCATAATAGATGGCACGGCAACCGTTGTAAACAACGTATCAATGATGCCGTTTAATTTCTCTTTTTAAAGCACTTGCAACTACATCATCTAAACTTACTGCAATCATACCAGTAGCGTCCATACCTACATCTTGCATTCGATATTTTTCCATACCAGTAGTTCCGCCGTGTAAATGTCCGTGAAGCATAACACTACCACGATGCATCTGATCCCACTCGAGAAACGGATAGTGTGACATAACAATTTTAGTGCCGCCATAGTTGATATCCAGATACTTATGGATTTCTGTAAAACAGTTGCGAAACGCAGGATCTTGTAAAGTCTTGCGGTCGTGGTTGCCTTCAATCAGGATCTTGGATCCATTGCACCTCCGCATGTATTCTGCTGCTTTTTGAGCAGGCAAGAATGCCACATCGCCCAGGATGTACACAGTGTCTTCTGGAGCAATCAAGTCGTTCCATTCTTTGACCATTTGCTCGTTCATGTATGTCACGTCATTGCGAAACCGCGCACGTGATTCAGGACAGAAACTCATGATGTTTTGGTGACCCAGATGCAAATCTGATGTTATCCATGTTTTCATATTATCTCCTTTTGGTTTGGCCAATACGACTGGCCTTGTTCCAGGTGTAATCCATCCCGTCGGGAGTCTTACCGTCAACCACAGCATCCACGCCCGGCTTGCCAACTTGAATGGGATCTTCAGCCACCATGGTAACAAACACCATGCCTAACTTGCGAAATTCCTCGCTGTACTGCAAGGCTTCGGTCAACGTGTAGGCATTTTTTGCGTGACTCCAATCGGTCACTGGATCTGTGTAGTAGATTTTAAACATAGTGCTATTATATAGTACATGCGATATTCTGGTCAAGCGGAGTTGTTATATAAATCCATCATCTGGATAGGGTTCTACAGTCCACCCTATGGCAAACAAGTCTTGACGGATCTCATCGGTAATAAAACTCTCGCCCACATATGAATTATTATTATTGTCTGTCCCTATTATGCCCGAGCAGTACCAATCCATGTAATCACCTTGCTGCCGAATATTGGCAATGATTCCACCAGCTGATCTCCAACTGCGAGACCAGTAGTGATCGGCAATCCTGGGCCAAACATCGTTTTTTTGGAACAGATTATTACACATGGCCGCATAGAAGTTCTGAGCGTATGTGTCGCTGTCAATTATCTTCTGTGCCATCCATTTGCTGGCTATAATGTCTCGCTCGAGATCATTTACTGGATCGTCTTTCATTGCAGCATGCGTGGTTTGTCAAGGAGATTATGTTGTACGTGATCTGGAAGATCTTCCAAATCAACTTTTCTGCTTTGCGCAGCAAGTTCGTCAGGGGTCATGGATTCAAACATCTGTTCAAGTTCTGCTTTCAAAGCATCCAGTTCTTGCTGAGTGCCATCAAAGTCATCAAACGCCCCGGGTGCAAACTGTACTTTCATAATGTATCCTTGTGAAAAATGGTGGGATGTTTTGTTGGACCCTCCGGACTCGAACCGGAACCTTACAAATTATGAGTTTGCGGCACTAACCATTATGCTAGAGTCCAACAAAACACCCTTTCCTAAGTGTTTATTATAGTTGATCTTTATTTAACCGTCAAGTGCTTTTTAACACTATTTCAGGTATTATTCTTGCGGTGCAAAATTGGGTAGTAGAAATTCTTGTACTCTTGGCAACGTAAACAGCATGGGAGGCAGTTGATCCACTGGAAACCGTTTCAAAATTGATTCTGGTTCCCAGGCCAAACTTTCACCTTCTTCAAATTTAAATCCTTGTGCAGCATGCCGTTGATGCCCCTGATTCGGTGCATGTGCATATGATCGGCTTTTGACTTGGATCCGGGCATTACCGCCCATCCAACTAAAATGCCACCCAAATTCATCAAATATTTCTCCTCCTATGGTGGGAGTGACTACCTCAGCTGGCACATGATAACTACAACGAATACGATGCGGGGTTGTTTTTTGTATTATAGATTTTTTACAAATACTCATGGCCGTACGCCAAACAAATGGCCAACCTGCTCGCGCATATGGTCGCAAGTCGGCTCTGCCGTACAGATTGATCAACGGCAACTTCACAACTGTATCAGGGTTATTCTTGGCAATGTTCAGAGCAAATTGAATATGATCAGGATTGATGATCTCATCACAATCACTCATCAAAATCCAGTCATTAAGATCAAATTTGTAAAGTACCTTCTGCAATGCATTGCGCTGAATTCGATCTCGTGCCACAGCTTGTATAGACACGATATCTGCACGGTCTTCAGGAAATTGTGCCTCAAAGTCATGTTGTTCCAACTGCAAATTAACATCGTCGGCCATGTGTACTTCAACCACTGTGATTTTTTCTGCAGGAAGTCCCAATTCAGCAATCAAATTTTTCAATTGATACTGCCTGGGTATAGCAGTGTGTGTCATATTGGATTCTGAAATCACAAAATGATCCACGTGATCTTTCAACAGATTAATTCTGAATTCTAACAATTCACGTTCGTTGAAGTAGGGAAAATAATCAATAAGTTGACCCGCCATAGTTACCTTTCTTGTTGTTTCAAAATCCACATGGTCAAATCTGGACCACCAATCAACACACATTGTTTTGTGTATTTAAGATACCCAGTGCCCGATCGATATCCAGACTGGGACATAAGTGGAATCACCCTTACCTGTCTTGGTGTGATCTTGATCACTTTACCTACCATCATTGAGTTATGATGCGTGAATGCAACTGCATCTCCTTCCACAACTTCGCGACCCAGCAGATCGCAGTGCAATTCAATTTCAACTTGCATTCCAGATCTCCTGGTACCCTTCTTCCAACGACGGTTCATGCCACCCGTTGATCATGCCACGCATCACATGGTCGGGGATGCTCTTGCCAACTCGACTGGCCAACCGGCGAGCTAACTCAGTTGAATCAGGAGTACGAAACACCACGGCAATATGCTCGTAATTGGGCAGCATGTTGAACTTTTTCTTGCGGCTTTTGATTGTGGTACTGGTTTGATCCCAGATTATGGTATGCCCGTGCTCACGTGCAAATACCACCTGTTCTATCATTAAATCCACAGCCGTGGGCATGTAATCCTCGAACACTTGATTGTAAGTTTTGCCTTGTGCTCTGGCATAGTGTTCTACAAACGCATCTGTAGACACTACAGTCAGCCCCAGTGCCCAATCTTGGTTCTTGATCCATGTGCTTTTGCCCGAACCTGGCACTCCCACTAAAACATACACTCTCGGCATTATTTTTCTACCACTTGATATTGGCTCATTGGGTAGCGTTTTTGCAACCATTCCACAAGTCCTGGCTCCCACGGCAATTCGATTGATCTGTTACGGTTGGTAATGTATTTCATTGTTCATGTCCTAGTGTTGCTGGACTGTGATCCAGCCAATCCCGATTGTCATCTGAATAAAAGAATGCATCAGGATCAGTTATTGTAACACACAAATCACTATGGGTCAAATCATAGTCTGTAAACACTGTGCCGTCGTACACACGAAAATAATAGTTACCATCAAAAGAACGTATCAAATGTCCTTCCACACCGTTGGCTAGCTTAGAGGTCATTCTTCAACTCCAAAATGTTTTTTAATTTCCTGCACAGTGAGATTGGCAGGATACTTGGTTTCGAGATCTATCATGATTTTGCAACATTCATTTATCAACAGTTTGGCAAATCTTTCCAGTTGCTGACTGTTCACAGTGGGATAGTGGCTGCCTCCTGCTTGTAGGGCTAGTTCTTTAATTTGTTTGTTCATTCTTTGTGCCAGTTACCTTGCAAACAATGCAAGAACTCATGTCCAGCCATACGCATGTCTACCATCTCAGGCAAGATCATAGTGCAACGATCCGGTGTGAACCATGTGCATGCCAACGCTCCACTGGGGAATCCATCGAATCCAAACTTGTGACTTTGGGCATCACATGCAGCTTGAATCTCGGAAGCCTTGACATAACGTACCACCACTTGTGTTTTGTTGGTGATATTCTTTTTCATATCAAACACACGCCATGGAGAGTTGTCAAACTCCCACAGGGTCAGGCCGTGATCCAGGTGTTGGCTGCAACCAGCAGTCACGATCAATGCAACAGATACCAAAAGAGTTTTAAACATAAATCACTTCTCTCCCAGCAAATATTTGTTAGAGATTGTCTTGAACGACATTCCACCACGCACTTCCTTGAACACAATGCCTTCACGCTGGGTGTTGCCAAGTTTTGACTCACCTTCAGCCCATTGCAAGAGTTCATCAACTGAGCCTACACCTAGGTCTTTGTCAATCAACAGCACAGGAACATGCAGTAGACCCATACTATCAATCAAAGCACGACGGTACACCGGCTGCACATATTCACCAGTTTGAATATTGTAAACATCAAACACACGGAACTGGGGCTTGGACAGTTTGTAAATGTTGCCTTGGATTCCGGGACCAATCAACTCACCTTGAACGGCCCAGTTGCGTCTGCGTGTGGTGGAGTCGCGCATCTTTTGTTCAATCTGCTCTTGGCGAGCAACTTGCCAGAATGTGTTATCAGCAGTTTCTTTCAAGTCCAAGTTACGTGAGCATACACCGAACACACCATCAATCAAGTACACAGTCATTGAAGAGCCTTCCAGCTTTTCAGTAATCTCAAACTGAGTGCCAGCTTGTGCAGCAGCAAGGATTTCTCCAACAAGATTCTGCGCACGTTCCTGATCAGTCTTGGGAATCAGTGATGGGAAGTTGCCCTTGGCCATGCCAGCCAGCTGAGCATTCATTGGGCGTTCCCACTTGACGATACCAAGTGTTTCGGAAACGTCATCACCTTCCACAAAAGAATTAGTTTGTGGAATAACAGAGTCAAGATTCAGCAACAACCCTTGGCTCAGTTGACCACGTAGTTTTACTGTACGCAGACGTTCGCCGCGGATGCCTTCAAACTCTCGAGGCTCTTTGCCCTTGGATAGGAATGGTGCAAGCTCTGTAGGGATCCAAGAGTCAATCTCACAATACACTGCTAGATTGCCCACTGAGAATTCGCCCTTTTTAACAACAACCTTCCATCCACCAATGCTAGCGCATTCGATAGCATCTGCACCCTCAATGGGATTCAGTGCATCAATTTGTCGAATAGTGGCCATTTTACGCATTTTTATTTCCTTCCAATCTTTGATACCACATTGGCCTTGCTCACTTGCAATTGATAAAGGAACCTACGGTATGTGCGTAATGCTGCAATACTCATTGGATCTTCCTTGCCTTCTAGCTCAGCAATCTTTGCTTCTAGCTCTTGTTCTTTTGCACGGTGGCGCTCGATATCTGCATTGAGACCTTTTGCTTTGTTCCAAAAGTATTTCATACCGTTCTCCTGTTTGTTACTGTGTATGGGTTTATTATACAACCAAAACAATAACCGGTCAACCAGTAGGGTTTTTCAGCTACCCGTGCTCAGCACCAGTGTGCGAGGATCTTCTGCATCCGGTGCAAAGCCTTCAATGAACACATGATGGTCATCACCGCTATCACGGATACAGGCATTGGCTGCGATCCATATAGCCGACCAAGTTGAGCCATTGATGCTACAGCTCACAGGATTCTTACCCCAATGATTCTTGTAGACCATACGATCTGCACCTTCGTAAGGGTGACGATCAGAGAGATTGTCTGCTTCGTAAACACTCCATTCACTATTGTCCATGCCCAGTTGCCGACCCACATCACTGTAATGATTGGACTTGCGATCCATAGAGTCATTGTCCTCTTGGTAAGCACGATCAAGACCTCGACGAATTTCGCTGGCACCGTGAGCCAATCGTTTGTACAGTTCGGGATTGATCACTGGTTCAAGATGCCGAACAGCACTCTCAAGTTCACAAAGGCCGTTATGAATAGTCGTAAATTCTTCAGCGGTAAGAGTAGGATTGTGATACATTTTGGCTCCTGGATTATACAATCAATTGTAGTCAGTATCGAGTTCGAATTGATCGTCGTAACGGGCCTCGCCGCCGGTGTCTCTGCACCACTGCTCGTACTCCACAGCATCCTCTTGCTCACGCCGACGCACAATAGCGTAGGCTTCAGTGTAGGAGGTGCCTTGGGCCATCAAGTCTACCATCTGTGCTTCAAACTCTTCCATGCTGTAGAACATAGTGTGCTCCTTAATAACTCTGGTGGCTGTGACCAATTCGGTATACTGCACCACCTGCCTCTATACCCAAATCTGCGCTTGCATACTCTGCGGTATAGAGCTCTGGAAGCATACACTCTGCAAACTCACCGTCCGAGTAATAACCGCTCTCAGTCATTACCAACTTGGCACCTGGCGGCAACTTGCTCAAAGCCTCGATCATTTGTTTTACTGTGATTGCTGTCATATTCTGCTCCTTGTGTGTTGCTGTCTATGTATGTATTATAATGCCTTTTGGATAACCGGTCAACCTTTGATGTGCTTCCTAGCCCATTCAGCCACAGCGGCTTGGAACCCGTCTTTGTAGAAGTCAATATGAGGAGTCACGTAGTCGTAGAGACGATGCATTGATTCTCTAGCGGATTCGACATAGGCGGCCTTTTTAGCTTCGGACCACTTGGGGCCACCGGGCCAATAGACCAGCATGGCCGAGGCAGCTGCCATGTTCCAAACGTAGGCCTCTTTTGTTATCGTATCAACGATCTTAGAAAAGTCCGCCGACTTCTTAGGAACACCATGTTTGGTCAAAGCCAATTCTACAATCCTCTTCGCTTCGGCCTTTGCGGCCCTTTGAGATATGACTTTCATCTTCTACTCCTTGTTGCTAAGTATTGTATCAGCGTTTCACGCTCTTGTCAAGTGGTATTGGAACCCTTGTGCAGACTCTTTCTTAAAAATTCCTTCGTTAGCCCAGTCGCCTTCCAACAGCTTCAGCATCTTTGGATCTGTAATGAATGCACCGTGTTGCACCTTAACAGCAGCACTCTTTTTACCGTAGCCTACATCGTAAACTGTGCCGCTGATCACCATCTCCAACGCCAACTTGATGCGATCCATACGGATCTGCTGTGCCTGTGAGTATAGCGTCTTGTTGGCATGGTTGCGCATACGACGGTCCTGCAGGGCAAAGAACTTGTTAGCGGCTTCTTTAGTGTCTAGCGTTACGGTGTGCATTGTGTCTCCTTGTTGCTATGTATGTATTATACCGCCGTTTAGATAACCCGTCAACCAATTGCTTTGTATAACCCTACAAGTCCTATGGATAATGACACAAAATTCACCACAACTTGTGGCTTATTTCCCACACGAGCAGCCCAGATCAAGAACGCTATAGTGCCCACAGCAAACACCAAAATATTCCAGGGATACACCGCGGGACCTATTGCGTTGAGCACGTGCCCGGCAATGATTGCTACGGCACCCGCCCATTGAATTACTTCATTTTTAAAATTAGATATCATTGGCTTCTTTTGTGTCTATATGTGCTTATTATACAAGGGTTTGGATTTCTGGTCAACCAAATACCAAAAGAAAAGGGCCGTAAAGGCCCTTGTTCTTGTTTTTATCCAATCACTTGTTCATCATCAATGCTGTGAAGTTTGAAGGTACAACAATAGTTTGCACTTTACCGTTCTTGATACCTTCGGAGATGTTCAACATGGCCTGTGCTTCCATGAACTTGATAGAACTACCTGAATTGTTAGCCAATGCTGCCATACGACGACTTTCGGCTTCGGCAGTTTTGACCTCAACTTCTTTCTGTTTCAGTTCATTCTTGCTACGAACCAATGCGTTAGCACTTTCCACAACTGTGTCGCTTGGAACAACATTACGAATCAATACCTGACTGATCATGATAGTACCGTCTAGTTTTTCTTCAGCAAGATTGCGAACAATTTCATCCTGAATGAACTTTTCCATTTCGCTACGCTTGTCAGCCATGTCCAGTGCTTCGTACTTACGTGCTGCCTTGTAGATGGCATTACGAGCATTTTGCACAATGTAGTTGTACATCACATAAGTGTCTCCTTTGAACTCGGCGTGGAATGCTTTGTTCTTGGTTGAATACAGTTCTGCCACTTGTTGTGGGTTAATATTATACACAACCACAGCATCAAAATCTTTCATTGTGCTGTTGTCGGCTGCCACAGGAGTCATGTCATTCAGTGTGACATTAACATCCTTGACAGGGAAGGTCAAGACTTCGCCGATCAGGACCTGATTGAACGAACCAGGCAGCAACTCACCAGGCTGTACCTGTTTATCAAAACCAACTCTCACACCCACCTCACCGGTTTCAATGCGAGTACATGCAGATGTTAGAGCAACTGCGGTCAGAACAAAACCAACTTTAACCAAACGATTCATTTAGATAACTCCTGTAGAAAAAAGATAAAAACACACAACGAAACCCAGTGCAAAATAAATTGGCCTTAGCCAACTATCATTGATCATGATGATTCCTTTAAAATAAAACAACAACCAGAATCAACAGCACGATTGCCGTCAATCCACACATTGTACTATACGCAAGCAATTTAGTCAATGCCCATTTGTCCTTTCCGGTCAAATCTCTAAAACTTTTAATTCCAACATAGAAAATGCCAAATGCAATTAAAAATGCCAATATAATTTTAATCATAGTTCAACTCCGAAATGATGTTTAATCAATGCTCTAACATACCAAGTATGCAAACCAGTTGTATGCTTATGTTCTTGAGGCACCCAAACTGTGTCTGATTCTTTGGCTTCAGCGTCTATCAACAGTTGTTTAAGTTCTTCAATGCCAAATCCTTTGAAGAATTTGAAGGCACCTTGATTTGGAAAATACTCGTAGGGGTTGTTAAACCCTGCTGAGGAGTAGCCACTATCATAAGGAATTTTAATACCGTCAAACGCACCCATTATTCTTTGACTCCGAAATGTTCTTCAACCTCAACAAAAATGTCATCAATGTCTCGTTCGGGGTCATGAGGATTCATTTCCTCAATAACGCTTAAACATTCTGCCACAATCAACTGGGCGAACTTTTTGACAAAGTCTTTAGTGTATGGAATCGTTATAGGATAGCCATCTGGACTTTGATGTGAAGCCTGTTCAGCAAGTTCTTTAATTCGTTCGTTCATACCTGTACTCCTGTGTGTCTAGGTGTTTATTTACGGAATGATTTGATCAAAAGTCATACGCATCGGCGAAGTCAACCATGTCTGGGGTGGCCCGACGCAAGAATTCTTTGCCTACCACTGCCGGTTTTGGCCGCCAGACTATCCAATTGTTGATAGCCCATACTTTAACTTTGGAATTTACTGGATTTACCTTAGTAACTCGCCCTATAACTTGATTGCCGGACCGGCTACGATAATATACCAACTCGTTCACTGCAATTTTAATTTTTTTCATTTTGGTCTCCAAGTTCAATCAGCTCTTGATCTCATGTATGTATTATACAAAAACGGTAATTTCTGGTCAACCGTTTTGCTTGACCCGCACATCAGTATTCAGCGAGGGTGTGTACTGAGCAATCAGTTGTCGTTCCAACTTATGTGCAACTTCTTTTCCGCGAACAATGTCAACTATGGTTGCCACTATGTTATCAGCACCAGCAGCACGAATTGCTTGGTACAAATTCCAAAACTTGTCCTCAGTACGCGAGCGATAGATGTGCTTGTTTACACGGCTACGCAGGCTCATCAGCGTGGTACGCTGAGTCTTGGCAGTGATACCAATGTAAGTCTCAAACCCGATATGCAAAGCATACACGATATGAGTGCGATCAACACGCTTCTTACGGGTGGCTTTTTTTGCTTCCATACACGTATTATACCCAGTCTAGCGATTCCGGTCAACTGTTTTGCCCCCAAAAAAGTGAACTTTTTCTGTGGCTTTTTTACAACAAATTTAGTGTGAATATATAATATTATCTTTATATTATCAATTGTTATTGAGTATAGTTTTCAAGAAACTGATTTAAATCTCCATACACATTGGCCAAAAATGCTTCTTTAGATCCGTAGAATTTGATGCTGGGATTTTTTCTATCTATATTAAGATAATAGGGATCTTGTAATCGTTGATCCAACTGTACTAATAGTTTGGGACGTATTTGTTCAGGGCCAATATCAAAATTATAATGCTCAATATTCATTCGTTGCATGGCAATATAACCATGAGAGCTGAGACGCATACCTGCACCTTGACGAGAATTACGCCACCATGTTTGCATGGCCCAATCTAATCCGGGGCGCCGAGATTCAGGATACTGCCTGATCAGTGCTTCGGTAATGGCTTGCTTATTTCGCATTGGGATATATCTTATCCCCTTGCTTGAGTAATACTACACAAAACTTGTCAGTGCGAAACTGAATGTTTAGTTTTCTAGCCAAGTTGATTGCGTGTCCTTTATTTGAAAAAGATACTTTTTTATACTTGGGACCAGGATACTGTGTGAGTAGATTTGAAGTCTTGAGATTGATTGGCTGATTATCAAAAAACACGGCATAGATACCATCAGCTTTTAAAATTTGCTCAGTTTTGTAGGTCTGCTTGTTAGTATTCTCTATCAACACTGATGGTTTTGGACGACTCATTGATTATACTCCTACATTTATTTATGCATAAATGTAGGAGTATTTAGAAGTCTCGACTGCCCAATTCCACAGTGATAACTTCTTGTTTTTGTGCGTTCAGCAACTGCGTCTGCAGTTCTGTCATGGCCAACAACAGTTTGGTTATGTCAGCATGCAAGTGTTTGGCGTCACGAATTGGCATGATGAAGTCACGCTGTCCACGTGCTTCATGTGCCTTTACTGAATCAACAAATCGGTTAATATGTATGCTCATTAGGAAAACTTATTAAAAGCGCCCTTCTTTTTCATGAATGGTTTCAAGTTTGGTGGTTGCCAGAAATTTGGCTTGAGTACCTTGCCATCTTCACGCTTGCGCACTTTGCCAGTTTCCTTATCCACTTTACTGAAGTTTGATCGCATAACTTCTTTCCACGCACCTTCACCATCCGCACCCATACTATGAATAGCACCAATGGTAACAACTAAGATATCAATGAGTGCATCTAATGTTTCAATATCATCATTGGCATCTTTGAGTTCTTGATATTCTTCGTCAATCAAGTTCATATACATATCAAACTGTGCTTGGTCTCCCGTGACACTTTGATCACAGGCTTTCATAAATTTCTCCTGATTACGGAAGGGGTTTGACATTGGCTTCTTCTTTGGTATAAAATGGACCTTGATACGGATAACGTTCCAAGGTAATGAGTTTAGGGCTTTGTACAATGCACCAAGTTCTGCGTTGTTTGACCTGATACCAACCGGCTGCAAACCACGAACGTGACTTGCGATTCTTGGTATACAACGGCAATTTGTGTTGCACATTCCAGATGGGATTGTATACTCGAGATCCTGCAGGATATCCTTGTACTTGATAATTGGCAGGTTCTTGATTGGGCTTGTTTCCTACTGCTGGAAATTCAATATCCACTTGTTTACGTATCATTGCAATGGTCTTAAATGGCATGACCTTGTTGTTGATCCGCACTGCAAAGCCATCTCCTGTGGCTTCAATATTGCCAACTTTTTTATTATCCTGCGTGAGTATGTAAAACTGATCCTTGACTACAGGTTTAGCTATGATGCTCATCTAGTGTTCCTTTATATGTTTGGTTGAGCCAACGAGCATATTGCTCTGCTGACTCAGATATCTTGTTGAGTTCGTACTTGCCGCAGAACTTCATAAATCTCACACCAACTTGACCAATGTCTTTGTGGCTGATCTGTTCACGTATTGCACCGTCTACTTTGGCTTTGATATCGTCTGGCTGTGCAGTCAAATCAACCAGCACACGATTGCGTTCGTAGTCATCTTTCACACGATGCTCAACACCTTCGTGGTCGGACCAACGTTGCAGCATGAGATTGTTCCAGGAATATCCTTTGTTGTTTCGATCTTCAAATGCTTCAGTCAAGCCAACTTTGTTTTTGCTACCTTTGGTTCGCACACCAGGATATGCACTAAAGACATTATCACTAGTATCACCACGCATACATTTCTCAAACAGCAGCCATTCGGGATCAGGAATAGTCTTGTCTGTCTTGGTCTTTTTATCTTGCACACGACGACCCTTGGCATCAAATATGCCTGTTATGGTGTGAAGCTCGTCGGTAATGCCATTGTACTGGCTCACATTGGGTGCTAGCAATTGCACAAAATCTGTATCTGATGAAATCACATAGTGCTCGTCCTGAGGATGCAAGGCTATCCAGCGAGCAATCACGTCGTCTGCCTCAGCCTCAGCATGTCGAATAACGCTACAATTAGTACCATCGGCCAGGTATTTGGTGAGGCTATCGTAGGTCTCCCAAAACAATTTATCTTCTTCTTGTTCTGTTTCCGACAGTGCAGCACGAGCCACGGCACGATTCTTCTTGTAGGGCGCATAAAAGTCTTTGCGCCATGAGCGACCTTCTAGTGCGAACACCACGTGGTCTGCTTGAAATTGTTTGTGTACTTTGTTCACACTGCTCATCACAATGTGTAAAGCATATCCTATTTTTTCCCATGCATCAGCAGCACGGAAAACAGAGTGACGAGCACGGAAAAAAGTATTAGCTGTATCAATCAATAGATATCGCATAGGGATCCAATATATTGTTTTCTATACAGTATTGTAACACAGACCAGGATTAAAAGCAATCTGGATTTTTACCAAAATGTCAAGATCTGTGTGACGCTGACAGTTTCACGATACTTCAGTGCGACCGTCACCGATGTCGGTGCTGCGAACCCACATGCCACTCTTGGCCATGGCTTCTTCTTGTTCCCAAGTTTCCATCACCACATGTCTACACACATTCTGGAACCACCGATCCACAATTTCAGCATCGGTGTCATCCTTCTTGATCATGTATCCGGCCTTGACCAGTCGTGCTACAAAAATCTCATTCCAGTCCAGTTCAAATGCACCTTGATGCAAGTTGTCTAGATCCACATCCATGCTGAGAATGTTCACATAAGGCAATTTGTTCTCAGTGGCCTGTTGTTTAGCTGTTTTGGGTTGTTCTTTGGGAGGTTGAACCGGAGTCTCTGGGCTTCGACGGGCTCGTGGCCTGGGTGCGGGCTCGGGCAGCTTGGGTTCTACAACAGGTTGGGGTTTCTTTCGAAACATATCAAAAAATGCCATGTTATTCCTCTTTTACTTCTATCCAGGTATAATCGCCCAGCCACTGGACTTGAGCAATATATTGGTAATTTTTGGGAGCACTGCTGCTCCAGTCATTGGGTCCTGTTTTGGCCAGAATAGTTTTTTGTTTGTGGGTATCAAATACTAACCAATAGGTTTGACCATGATAAGTTTGAAATTGATATTCAGCAGAATGCACTGCATCTGTTATTTCTAGTCTACGTTTGATTTCTTGTGCTTGTGATTCTAACACTCGAACCAAATCTGTGATGCGATTGTATTCTTGTTGAGCATGCATCCTGGCAACATTGATCATGATGTCCTTTTGTTTTTCAACAGGCACAAGATCAAATTTAGGACTCAGCGTGGATGTGGCGTACGGCGTTAAATTTCTGTTGAGGAAATGTATTAGTGAACCAGTTGATTCACTGTCAAAACTGCTCACACCGTTGGCTGAATTCTTTGTCATTTTGCTATTATCGTTTCAATTGCCACAACAAATAGTCAAATTTGCTTATGTAGTATACGTCAAGTACTGGGTCGCCCGGACCCATGATAAGTCTTGATCCTTTGTAACACCAAGTAAGCCATAGCCGAGTGCCAGATAAGTAACAAGTTCTTGGCCACACACAAAAATTCAAACGCCAATTTCTTGCTTGATTTAGACCCCATTCTTGATATCTATACCGTTGCACGGTCACATCATCCAAAGGCATCACGTGCCCCAGAGATTCTTGAAAAGCGGTACTTGAAGACGATCACTGTAACGTAGGCCTGCATTCATGGCCATCACAGCCACTGCTTTGTTGTTCAATGAGTAAACACTTTCTACACCGCCCACTGGCATCAAGTACACATGTCCTTTGAATCCTGCTTGACGATACACTGCAATTGCACGTTCGGCATCTGCAAAGTCTTGCTCAGTGGCAATAACAAATTTCAAGTATGTTGTACCAACAGATTCATACTCATGCACAATCTCTGGCTGGATGGCATCGTCCCAAGATTCGCCCGAGCAAGGAAGTTTAGCACTTACACTGAACGTAATTTCTCGCTCTAATTTGTGATCTTGATTTTGCCACATACCCAAATATGTTCTAAACTCTGAACTCAATTTTTGAGTACCGTTGGTCTCAAATGTGATTTCTTTCAACCCTGCCATGTTGGGATGATTCAACAAGTCAGGATAAGCACGTTGCCAACCCAACAATGGTTCTCCACCTGTGATTACCAGATGCTCATCCTGCCATTCGCCGTGCGGAATAATTTCCATAATACGATTCACAATTGCTTCGCTGGTCAACATGGGACTCAATTCCTTAAAGTCTGGATGCCAACTAGCATAACTGTCGCATCCTGTGCTAACCAGCGGAAGTTCATTGTACTCTTTAAATGGATGCATGGCATGCATAACTGCAATTTCTTCTGCTTCCTTGCTGAGTTCACCACGTGGCATACCAAAGCCCTTGCAAGAAAAATTGCAGCCAAAAGTTCTCAAGAAGACGCTAGGTACCCCCATATATCTACCTTCCCCCTGTATAGAGTAGAAAAGTTCTGCTATCTTAATCTTTGACATTTAAAACCTTTATTGTGTACTTGGTCATTATACATGAAATTGTGGATGTGTTGCAAAGGCAGTTTTGCCACTCATAAAGATTTTTTATAAAGGTCTTGCCAGTGTGCAATCATTTCATCCATAAGAGCTTCGAACGAATAAACTGGCCGCCACCCTAATGTGTTTCTAATCTTGGTAGCATCTCCACGCAGATACGGTAATTCTTCTGGTCGCAAATATTTTTTGTTTTGAACCACATGTTGCGCATAGTTCAATCCTAGTTTTGCAAACACATAGTCACACATTTCTCTCACACTACGGGTCTCACCTGTGGCAACCACATAGTCGTCTGGACTAGAAGTTTGTGCAATCAAATGCATGGCTTGTACATAGTCGGCGCTGTGACCCCAATCTCGATAACTGTCCATATTGCCAAGTTCAAGTGTGTTGGCTAACCCTAGACTAATTTCTACAGCACCTTTGACCACTTTGTTGGTCACAAAGTTTGAACCACGTCTTGGACTTTCGTGATTGAACAGGATACCATTGCTGGCATGTAATTTGTAGGCATCTCTATAGTGCCTGACAATATTATAACCAAATACCTTGCTACATCCATAAGGACTCACTGGACGCATGGCAGTGGTTTCTCTTTGATAATTGTCAGGATCCACTGAACTGCCGAACATTTCGCTACTGCTGGCCTGATAAAATCTAGCCTCTGGACAAATATTTTTGTATGACTCTAACATATTCAACACACCAATACTGTTAACTTGTGCTGTGAATTGTGGGATGTCACTACTGATACGCACATGTGATTGAGCACCAAGATTGTAAATCTCATCTGGGTTGAACATTCGTAATGCACGCTCTAAAGAACTTTGATCGGTCAAATCACCGTACTCTAAATCCAATGGCAAATGAGCCACACGATTTCGTTGATGTTCTACAGTGCTGTTACGTCGAACAATGCCGGTGACTCTATAACCCAGGTTTAGCAAATGTTCGGCCAGGTAACTTCCGTCTTGACCGGTAATGCCGGTGATAAATGCAGTTTTCATTTTGCGCTTTCTAATTTTAATAATTCACTTTGGGTCATGTTGCTACAAAAATTAATAATCTTTTTGGCAACATATTCAGGATCTAGTTTTTGAGTTCTTGTGATACTGTTTGTCATGGCAGTGTCAACTGGGCCAAAATGTGCAATACCAATTTTAACATCTGTATTTTGAAAATATTCACTTGCACCTTGCCAAAGATTGTGTAATGCAGCCTTACTTGAAGAATACAACATGTAATTTTTTCTGCCTGATTGATATGAACTAGAACCCAACATAACAATTTTAACTGATTTGGGTTGTTTTAAATAATGTTGCAAAATAGACCAATTGGTACCAACATTGACATCAAATATATTTTTGTAACTGCCAGAGTTATCATCAAACACGCCTGCGCAATTTATGATCCAATCCGGATTGTGAGCAGTTAGATTATATGTTATTTGTTGTGCGCTGTCAATCTGCTCCAGTGCAATTTGATCTCTTGCAATTGGAATAACTCCATAGCCTGACAATTCAAGTTGTTTGCATACACAACTGCCAATGCCGCCATTACTACCAAATACCAAAACTTTTATCATTGGTGGTCAAATATGCTATTCACTCTGAATGTGTCTGCTTCATAATCGGCACCACCACGTGGGCCTTCGGAAAATACAATAAATTCACTGTCTTGGTCTAGGTAACGTAATGCATGGATTTCGTTAGGCGGCGTACTCACCAAATCACCAACTTCGGCTATGACCATTTGGCTAGGTTCTGTAGATCCAACAGGTTTATACCAATATTCCATCTTACCTTTGGTCATCAACATGTGTTGAGTGGATTCTTTGTGGTAATGATTGCCACGCAAGGCCCGAGCTCGGCTTTGAACCACAGCAACATGATGTAATTGTGCATTAAAAAATACATCAGCAATGGTTCCGCGGTCATCTGTATGACGCTCTAAACCAGTATTATCTTGGTTAAAAATATTAATCTTCTTCATTGTGAAATAAACCTTATGTTGGGGTTGATATTTATAAGTGCTTGCTTGAGCCCAGTACTAATGTTCCAGCTCAAAATTAGCGCATATGGATTTTTGTGTTGTGCAAATTCTTCATCTCCTCGTATAGGAATACGACTCAATGGTGTGTATTTGCCTTGCTTGTGTGGAGAAGAATCAGTAACACAATGCAATGCGGTATGGTCTAGTCTATGCCAGTTCATCCAGGTATTTGCTTTGGCCGCTGCGCCCACTCCAATAATTACTGCACCAGGTTCTTGGCGTATGCGATAAAATTCTGCTAGCCAAGTATCTCGGCGTTGTATCATGTGTTGTTGCATGATTTGATACCGTTCCACAGTAAACAATCCTTGCGCAGTTTCTTGTTCAATGGCTGTTTTAATCTTGTGAGGCTGGGTTTGTGACGTGCCTTTGCGAGCCACCACACGTATAGAGCCACCGTGATAGTCTACCCAATCGTAATCCAGCATGGTCATGCCTGCTGAGGCTAGCAAGTGCCATGAACTCTTGACTGTAAAATAACTCACATGTTCATGATAGATTTGATCAAACCTACCAGAATTTACCGTATCTCCCCAGTATGGCAATTCAAAAACAAATATACCATCATCGTCTAATAGATTACACACACCACGTGCAAAGTTTACTGGATCATTGGCATGGTTAAAAACATTGTTTGCCAGGATCAGTTTGGCCGAGCCGTGGTACTGCTTGACCTGCTGTGATACTGAATAATCAAAAACAGCATTTAAACAAGGTTTGTTTTGTTCAGTAGCAATGTCACACATGTACTTGGAACTATCAATGCCCAATGTTGGTAGGCCCTGTGTTCTAAATTGACCAATCAAGTATCCATCATTACTGCCAATTTCTACTACTAATCCTTTGGGTTGATATTTTTGTGTAATTGATTTTGCATATTGATCCCAGTGATCTCTAGCAAACTTTGAATTGCTTGATGTGTAACTGTAGCTGTACAGATTGTAGCGTTCTTCGGCGTCACTGATATAACCTAGTTGTATTTGCCCAGTGTGGGCATTCATGTACACATTTAACGGAAATACTGGTTCTGACAGATGCAATTGATCTTTGCGCACAAAGGTATCTGCATACGGATGTTGTCCTAAATCTAAAATTTTAACCACTGGTTGATTACTAATTAAACATCGATCAATTGATCGACTTTGCATCATGCTCACGGCCATAATAGGGTCCATTCTTTATTTCAATAATTTTTGTATTTTCATCTTGCACGGTAAATGCATGGCCGCCTTGATACAGAGTGATACAATCTCCAGCACCAAGTTCAAACTCATTCACAATAGTTTGATCAAGATCGTATAGTGCAACTCCAAGCCGGCCTTGCCAAATTATCCAAGATTCTTGTGTGCCTACTGTGACTCTTTCTGTGGGCACATGATAATGCGGGGCCAGCACGCGACCTTGTGACATACACATGGCTGATACTTGTAAAATTTCATTATCACCACTGGCATTATAACGTGATTGTTGCATGCTGTTGATGTTAAACACCACTGCAAGAACTTGATCCGGATGTTGAACGCTATAAAATTTATTCTCTTGCAAGAATCCTCCGGGCACTTGCACTCTGTTCATCTTTTTTTTGGGACATGACTTGGCCATCTTTATTTAATTCTATCACAAATTGCTTCATCTGATTATTAACATCTAACTCAATCAATCGTTGCCAGGCATAATTTTTTCCGCTGTTGACCCCTTCCCACCAGGCAGTATCTAATCCAATTGACCGCATGTGGTCTGCAATAGTAACACAGTCTTGAAGGCGTTGAGCACTGATTTGGGGATTATGAAAGTCAACCGGGTTGGTTGGGTTACCTTCAAATCGTACCTTATGCTTGAGCGGATCTGTTGCATCCTCGGTCAACTCAACTTGATTATGAGTGACATAAACGTCAATCACCTGCATGATATCTAACAAAAATGCCATCTGACTTAGTTCGGCATCAACCATTTGATGCCGGCTAAGGTGATTTGTTACGTTATACCATGCTCTTGGCACTATAGGGAAAATACTGTAAGGATGGTCATTGTGTGTATGAACCTTCAACAGTTTGAATTGTCCTGTGTATTGTTCAATCGCTTGATCCCAGTCTTGGGTTGTCATCACAGCATCGTCATTCCACACAAATAACCAATCAGACTCAGTTGATTTTGCCATATGGTTATAGTATCGATTGAGTCCAGCGTAGCCCATACTTTTGAAAGATTGAGCCTGGTATGCCACACCACGGTTTTCCAATAACGGTTGGATTACTTTGGTAAAGTGATTCAACCCTGTTTCGTCATCATTATCAAATCCAAAGATCAGTTGTATGCGAGAAACATCGTGCGCTAAATCTATGATGCTAGTTATACTGGTAGTGAGTGCATCAGTTCGACTACGGGTTGGCAGTAAAACTGCTATGCTATATTTGTTTGTCATTGGAAAATATTTATATGCGTATATTATGTGGATAGATTTATCAATCTATGACTTCAATTTGATTCTGGACCCACACAGGGTTTATCCTTCGTAGATAGCACTATTACCAGCGTGTTCAAACACCTCTGCTGACTTTAGGCCAACTCCTGCACCTACTGGATATCGAGCTTCAAACACACGCCCATCCGGATGAGTCCAGCCTTGATTGCTTTTGTATGCTTGCAAGATTTCATTCATTGTGTTGTAAGCTAGCTCGGCAAACATTTCGCAACCCACACCATCCACAATGCGTAGATCAATAATGCCCTTGTTTTCAAAACCACCTTGAATCTTGGTTAGTTGTACAAATGTACCACGCTCCGGGTCGTCTTTGCCAATGATCAGTGTGTGATCAAACTGCCAGTCAGCCCATTCTTTAAATGCTTTGAGTCCACCAAAATCCATGACCCAATGACGATCATCAAGTGTGTCAGATTCAAAGATCAATTTGATACCAATTGAGTATCCGTGCAACATTGAGCAGTGACTATGCACTGATCGCCATTGTCTAAAGCAGCAGCTGAGACCTCTGTCATTGCCGTAGGTTTTTGTTGAAAGATATTTTGCCATTGTGTTCTCCTATGTTGATTATAGCACAGACGGCAGAGTTTGTAAAGCGGGAATGACGCCCAAGACCGCTGTGAATATTTATACTGGTGGTTGGTAACCGGTGGCTTTATAGTCAGCTTGCCCAAATATAACTCCACGTACACCACCGATAGGATTGGCAGTGTCACCTATTCGACGTGGAATCAAATGCACATGTGGATACATCACAGTTTGTCCAGCACTGGGGCCCATATTGATACCAATATTGAATCCATCACATTTGCCGGTAGCTACCATGTCACGGCCATACCGCATGGCTGATTCCATACAGTCAATGATCACCGCATCAGTGTTGTGGTTGGGCACAAACAACAAATGACCACGGGTCACTGGGTATCGATCTTCAAACACAGTGACATGAAAGTCACTTAGCTCTTGTATTTTTAGATCCCAAGGTGCCACGCCCGCAGCTTGAGCTTCATCTAATGTGTCGTAATGTATCATATTAGTTGCCATTCCTTGATTGTAGTTTAATGTTGTCAAAGAATTCTTTCTTTGTTCCTGGGTCTGTTAAGAAAGCACCTTTGAGCACAGTGGTTTGTGTTAGACTATTATGAGCCATTACTCCTCTATTTTCTACACATCCGTGTGTCATTTCAATGTAGACACCAACATTCTCACTATCAGTAGCCTTCATGATTTCTCTTGCGATGTCGTTGCATAGTTCTTCTTGTAGTGTTCCTCGTCGGGCACACCATTGTGCGATACGAGTATATTTAGAAAGACCAATGAGTTTATTAGCGGCAATGATACCGATGTAGGCAACCCCAGATACAGGCTGGTGATGATGAGAGCACATGGACCGTAGCTCACTGCGAACCACGAGCATGCCTTCGTAACGGTCGTTGCTATCATTGGGAAACGCTGTTGCGTCAGGTGCTGGTTCATATCGACCTTCCATGATTTCCTTATAGTACATCTTGGCCAAACGTTTTGCTGTGCCTTTGCTGTTGGGATCTGTTTCACGATCAATCAGCAAAGTGTCTAACACTTGCTCAAATGCTTGTGTTGCTTCGTTGATCAGATGTTCTTTATCAGTGTCATTAAGATAGTCACTGATGTTGTCGCCTGCCCAAAATCTCTTACCATCTGCTCGCATACGTTCGCGAATCACTGTGCTTAGATACTTGCCCTGTGCTACGTCTTGTTTTTTAACATACAAGTTTTTTCCTTCCAACGAAACAAATTCTTCTGTTTGTGGATGTAAAAGTGGATCTGGTTGAAATTTTAGCATGATACTCTTTAATGGTTATGTTTTGTAAATCTGGATACTGTACAAACTTGAGACCCAGGTTTAGTCTTTTCAATTGCTGGCTCTGGGTAATATATTTAGGTCGCAACCAGCATTTTGGTATTTTATTTTCACTTGAAACACATTGTGTACATATCATAGTATAACATTGCTGTGCTGTATTTGTAAAGATTTAGTGTGGTCAAAACTCAAAAATTTTCTCAAACATACCAAGACCATGCATGTTGAATCATATCATCTAGTGTGTGTCGGCGCCATGTTGGAACCAATTTATTAAACTTTGCGGCACTGGCAGTGAGCACAGCAGGATCGCCAGTTCGTCGAGGCTCCGGCAACACTGCTACATAACCTGCAATTGCAGCAGCCTGGGTTAGGATTTCTTTCACACTAGTGCCAGTGTCAGATCCCAGATTATAAACACCAGATGGCACAGCAGCATTCAACGCACACAAATGAGCATGAGCAATGTCTTCCACATGAACATAATCACGTATGCAAGTTCCGTCGGGCGTTTGGTAATCATTACCATACAAAGAAAACTGTTTGTTATCACGAGTGGCTTCTAGGATTCTAGCAATCACATGAGTAGCACCAGGTTCCTGTCCATGGCGTCCTAGACCATCTGCACCACATGCATTGAAGTAACGGAATGCCACATAGTCAAGATTGTATGCACGATGATAGCTGGCCAATACTTGTTCAATCATGCGTTTGCTTTCCCCGTATGGGCTTATTGGCTCACATGGATCAACTTCTGAACATGAATCTAGTATTGGCTCGCCATATACAGATGCACTTGAACTAAAAATAAATCTAGTCTTGGGCAAGGCATTGGTCACAAGATCCAACAAATGTATGGTCTTGATCACATTGTTGTGGTAGTAGTCTGACGGATGTTTAACGCTGGGCCCTACCAAACTGGTACCAGCACAATGAATGATGGCTGCAGGTTGTATCTGTATCACGTTTGTCTTGGCTTGATCGCTATCAAAGTCTGCCTGGACAAACTGATCAAACACATCTTTCAATCGTGCAGCACATGGCCTACGATCAATACCAATTACCCTGTGCCCAGCATCTGACAATGCCAATGCAACTTGTCCACCAATATAGCCCGAGGCACCAGTTACCACCACATGCATTTTAGAATTTTGCTTCTCTGGTGTGTTTTCTGTAATCCACGCCCATACGCAACATACTGTCGCCGTTGCCTTGAAGGATATCAATCACACGATCAATTGTACCGTCGTTGCGATTGCTAATTTGTCCCATGCGTGGATGTTGCCATGATAGTAGTATTTCCAACTTGTTTAGGGCATCTTCAATTGACCAAGGAACATAAAGTCTGGAATGGTCATTACTAAAAGTTTCAGGGAAAGACCTATAAGCAGGGTATAGAACATTACACCCAAGAGCATCTGCTTCACTGACTGTGTTGGAAACCCAATCTTGAAGGGCACAATTAAACACAACACGACTATCATTAACAATATTATAGTAATCATTCTTTTCCAAGTCTTCATAGATCACAAGTTTGCCTGCTGCTTGCAAATCACGGGTACGTTGCATATAACTTTCGCTATTCGATTTCAACTTACCGCCACTGCAAACTGCAAACTCCACTGTGATATCAGGATGACGAGCATGCCATGCTTCAATCAGATCCATGTAAAAGTCTGGTTGCTTTTCTTGATCCCAACGTGCTGAGAATACCACACGCAATTTACGCTCTTCCCAGCTCTTGATACTGGCAACTCGTGATTGCACTTCTGCTTTGCCAAATGCCAGGCCAGAGATATTGTAGATTGGGGCCTTCCAACCTGCAATTTTCATGTGCATTACCATTTCTTCATTAGTGGCCAATACACCATCTACGAATGAGTCCACCATGCGTTCGTAGTGGCCCATAAAGTCACTCATGCCCCAGACATGTACAAAATCATCAGGGTCAATACTCTGAGCAAGACAACGAACAAAGATCCGTGGACGCAATGACTCTGGGATCTGTTTAAGGATGTAAGGCAAAGATTCAATTCCTGGTTGAAACATATCTTCAAAGTAGATGATATCTTCATTGGAACATGCTCCGGCTTTCATCATGCGTATCAGATTCATCAGCTGGCTCATACCAAAGTATGTACGACCATGCGCATCTAGCACTTGACCAGTCACAATGGCTTGATCATTGCTGAGGGTGTCTCCAGGTACTACCACATAATCAATACCACGGCGATCAAACACCGCAGTATTCCAGTCTTGTAGTTGTAGAGTGTACCGTGCTTTATAGGGCTCTAGGCCCATGTAAAACAACTTTCTCATGCTCGATAACCAGCCAATCGACGAGTGTCTTCATCCCACATGTTCTTGGCCGGCTTGCCCTGGCTGTGTTTGTTAAATTGTTGGAACGCATAACTGCGGAAGTTATACAAGTCCGCCTCGTTGAACTTGTATCCGTAATCCACACAGAACTCGCGATATCGGTCTAGATCCTCCAGAGTTTGTTCAGTACGGGGGTTGTTTTTGATTATGATTTTGGCCATGATATTTCCTTATTTGTTATCTTCAATATAAACTAATGTGTTGTTGGGCATACCCAGAAAGGTGCCACAACCAACAACTTCACCTTGCTCATCAATCTGAACATCTCTACGCCCAATATTGATACTCAATACTTTGGTGCCGTCATCGTCTATGATTTCGGCCAATACTCCATCTTTTGCCAAATAAGGTTCACCAAAATTTTCATTGATGACCCCACATAATTTTTCTAAAGAGAGACTCATTTTGTTTCCTATGTTAAATAAATAATGATAGAAAGATAAGTTATGCCTAAGTTAACCAACCCTACCACTAATGATACTTGTTTTTTGTGCGGATGTCAGGCAAAGTGTTCTATATCCATTGATGAACTGTACGAGAGCATCAATATTTTACTGACTGTGCCGGGTAAGTTAGTTTAAATTTTATTAAACAACCATTCTCGCCATCTTCACTAACTTCAATCCATATTTCTTTGTCCGGATATCTGGCAGCGATCTGATCGTAAAGATCCTCTGCCATCATTTCACAACTTTTGTAGTCAAGTTGCAAGGTTCCGTCTTGATATAGATTCTCAAGCCAGCGTTTGAATTGAATGAACTCTATGGCTCTATCTGAATGTTCGACATCAATCCACACCCTGAAATGAAAGATGTGACGGTGAGCAGTAGCAAGAAACGATACATCATATTCATCTCCAGTGGCCAATGCAGGATCTGTGGCAGCAGCTGGATATTTATGGATGCCTTCTTTGCGGAATGTGACCCAGATCTTGCGATCTGCACGAGAGCGAACTCGCTCTCGTTGTTCTAGCAATAATTGTTCTCTTTGCATCATAACATTATTCCAAAGTAAAAAGATTGTGAAAAGTTGATCGAGACATGGCCTCAAGTTTCTTCATGGCGCCATCTGTGAATCTAAACTGATATGATCTAGAACCATTGGCCTGTCGCTCAAAAAACCCATAGAAACCACCTGATATGTAATCACTCTCATTGCCTAGAATGATTTTTTGTCTAGCTGCTTCGTAGCATTTTTCAATTTTTTCTTGTATGTGAGATATTGAAAAATTATACACTTCTGCCGAGACTATGACTTGATCTTTGGTCTTGACTCGATATTGTCTCTGTAATTTGCCATAGATCACAGATTCTCTGTACGGAGTCAATTTAATATCCTCGGGAGTCATCCTACCAACTGTGTGTGCTGAAACAGCATCAAGATCTCTTGATTTGACTTCTGTTTCGATCTCCGGTATATCTGGCCCGGGCGCATTAGACATAGGATAGCCTTGCTCGCCAAGTTCCTTTTCAATATATCGACCTGCTGCGCCACCAAAATTTGATGGGACCAATTTACCAACCATTTTCGCTTTGAGTTGAATAACTTTGGCTTTCATAACAGTTCATCCTTGGTATATTTAGACCAGTCAGTAAAGTGGTCACGATTTTGTAGTTCATGTATGCTGTGACACCAAACACCCGGGTTGGTGGCAGCAAAGTCCTTGTCGTCTATTTTGAGTGTGGCATTATAGCCCAACAGTTTGATATACGGCAGCTTGACCGAGATCATTGGAATAAAATTATGATCTTCTGTTAGGCTGGATTCCAACAGGCCTTCTACACAGTTGACATCAATATCAAGTGTACACAGATACCCTTTTTGCAAAAAGTACAAAATCATATTTTCCCACTGCGACCACTTTATGAAGTCGGTAGTGTTGATGTTTGGGAAACTTTGATTGGCACCAAAATAGATATGCTCACAGCCTTGTATATTGGCAACAATATCATCCACACTTTGCACACCAACCACAAACAAGGTTTTCTTGCCCAATGCTGGAGTGTGTTCTACTTCAGTTCCATAAAAGAACTTGGCGTTCTCATGGCCTTCTCGATTCATATTTGATCCTGTTCAAGTTGTTGCAATGCATGTGAGTTTAACAGATCTTCGGGATCAGCGTCAACTTGTTCCACATCAAATAATGCCGAAAACTGTGTATTGGCATTCATGGCCTTCTTGCCTTTGAATCCACGTGTGCCAATGATATCCATCCAATATCTGCTGTATGATTCTATAATGGCTTCGGACTCTGCACGATCCGTGGTGGCAAATATAGCCTCCACAATATCTGCAAAGTGAGCATGATCACCGTTTTCGTTCCACATCATGTAAGGCCATGATCCAGAATCAAATGTACGATTGGCACGTTGTACAGCTTCCAGGTGCATCCACACATTATGGCCCATCAACAGTGCATATGAGAATGAATCCCAAGATGTCTTGCCTTCTTTACCAATCTTGTTTAGATCGCCGGGCTTGTAGATACACACATCCTTCATGGTCAATAATCGACTGATTGGGCTTTCATCAAAGTGATCAACCAATTTATCTGCTAGCACTGCTGTACCGTAAGGTCGTGTGTCTGTGCTGTATTTTTTATCATCAGCAATAGGGCTCATTCTATAACACCACTTTTCATTGTGCGCTAGATCAATGTGATGATACACTTGACCATTAGCGGTGGCCAGAAATGGACTTGCACAGTCAAAAGAAATAGTGAAATTGGGATTCACATACTTTCTAATGGCTCGCTGAATCACAGTAAGCAGTACCGCCCATTCCAGTTTTGATGTACCCAAGAAGTGCATCCAGTCGTGCTTGCCCTGTTGCAATAAATTATCATGCCGCAATGCTACCAAACGTTTGAGAACCAGATGCACATCGCACATGTTCTGGCCACCCATACTCCAACCATCAAAATGTGTGGTAGGATACTTTGCAGGATCACAAAAGTCTTTCATTTCCTGATACCATTGTTCTGCTGAGGTGTGATTGTCACCTTGTAACACGTTCAAGAACCGGGCTCCACCGTTTTCTTTACCTTTGCGATGGGCCATGAAGTATTTGTTGTTGAACTTGGTGGCATCCACAGCTTCTTGTAGTGTGGTAATTTGACAGGCTCGTGATGCTTTCTTGTCATGAATAACCCAGGTGGGAATATCCAAGATCATTCCGTAGTCACTCACACTATCCAACCAGGTCAGCACTGCTGAACGTTTCTTTTGAGCTTTGGCACAGCCTGAATTGGCACGCCAATCACCTTCCCACAAGCCCTTGGCAATCTGGAATCCTCCAGAGTCTCCTAGCATAAACGTGCCAGGTTCTCGATTGCGAACCATGTCTTCTGACCAGTCTTGCTTGGCAAGATCTAGATTAGCGTGCCCACCTGAATACAAACTCCAGCGATATGGAAACAATGCTTTTTGGCTGTTGAGCCAATTCATCATTTCCATATCTGTCAGCCCAGCTGGCATACGTGCAGGATCCACATATGGCCCATTGCGTTGCTTGCCCACGAACGTGGCATAGAATCCTGAGATGGCCGGAAGGAAAACGGCGTATTGGCTTTGACCATCTGGACCAGTTTGCTTGGCTGTGAGATTGTCTTGATTGATCACTTGGTTTGTGCAGGTAAAATGTAGTTGTAAACTGCCATACCAGAATCCACTGTGATCTGCATACAGCCGTCATCACTGATCTTCATGGTCTTGTCTCCAACCAGGCCCAAAATACTGATCACTTGTGGAATAGGCCAAGACCAGGTGCGTTTGAGATTGCCAGTTACATCATGTTGAAACACAAAGTTACCGCTGTGTGTGGAATGATCTCCAAAGAAAAACTTCAGATGCTTGTCTTCAACTTTGACTTGAAAGTTAGTTTCTTCAGAGTTGGCCTGCCACTGCATTTTCAAACGCTGAATAGCTGCCACTGTGGGTTCAAAGGTGATATGCCAGTTTACACCTTTGAATTTCAAGGTCTTGAGTTTGTCATTCACAACTTCACTGGCCATGAACCTGTAGTTGTTGCGGAAGTCTCCTGTTTTGTTTTCAAAGTTGATGCCATCTGGTTCGCCAGTACTTCTACGTGTGATAGTTAACTTGGCATCTTCACGATACTCTTGCAGGTTAATCAAAGTCTTGATTTTGCCAAGATTGGGCATACCAAACGTGCCAACAAAATCAGCAACAGGGTTGGCAAATTGTGCTTCCACAATAACTGAATTATCAGCAGCCAGGCCGTTTACTGTTGTGGCTGCATCTGTGCCGGTGACTTTGATCAAGTCGATACAGCCAAGATCAAATGTGTGTTGCACTAGGTCTAAGAGATTGTCTTTCATTTTTGGGTCCTTTTAAATAATATTCTCAATTGGTCTAAGTCTAAACCATTATAGTGTTGTATGACAAGAATGTCAACTACTTTTGGTGGAATTTGTTCTGCTGTCACTGAGTTACTCAGTGTCATTCAAACGAAAATAAGCTAGTAAATGTATTTGCTGTGTTTGTACTTGATTGCAAGTCCCAGGACAGCACACCCAATAGATTGTCAATCTTTTGGTCCACCACAGTGGCTTCCATGTTAGCATCATCAAACGGCAGTTCTTTAAACCAGGCTGGCAAATGATGCTCGTCTGTGGGATACCCAATACTGGTCCACCCTAGAGCATTGCTCTTGAGTTTGCATACAATGGTTTTCATACCATCCACAATCTGCATGGAGTAATTGTCTGAATTCATGCGTCGCAATGTGTTCCAGTTCAATGCAGCTCGAACATGTCCGGGCATGTTGGACTTGCCATTTTTTTCTTCTAAATTGCCATACTTGGTCAAGTTGTTCACACGCTTGGGTGAGCCTTTTTCCCAGCCCGGGCGTTCGGTAAATTTGTATTTGAATTCTCTGATACATTCCACAATTTCTTCTCTCTGTGTTCCTGTTAGTACCTTATTTAGAAGATCGCTAAGGAACTCTTGAATAACCACCGGAGTATCACTGCGTTTTAGATCCAGACCCATGGCCTTTACCTTGCCCGGTCGGCCATTTACATCCACACGCTTGTTTTCTTTGTCAATGTACAGCACAGCATAACGCTTCTTGGTAATAAACAAACCGGTACGTGCTACAATTTCTCGACCACCACGAATCACAGATCCCATGTCTCGTGGACAATGAAATGCCTGTTCCATGAATCCAGGAAAAGAATCATTCACTTGTTCGGCTATGGAGTTGTACAATGCAATACAAGTTTCTGCAGACCACTCCATTCTACCATCTTCAACTTCAGCTTGAACCATGGGCCACGCTGAAAAGTAACACGAATCTGTGTTATGTACTAAAATATCATTTGCAAAGAAGAACGGATCTTGTTTGTCAATGCTTATATCATACACATAGTCGTCAATTTCGCCAAGGCATTCGACGCTCTTTACTGTTGTTCTTTCAATATCCACTGGATTACTTTCTTAATTATTTCATGCTTATTTGCTTTGAACTCGGATTCCAATATTACCAACGTCTTGAATCCAAGGTCCTGAACAGTCTGTAATTTTAGCATATCTCGATGCCTGATTTCAGCCGCAGTTTTACCTCGCATGATTGCAGAATCCGCATATACTGCTGGGTTAGCATGCCAGTAATCACCGTTAAATTCATGTAGATAGGCAAATTATCAAATCATTTGGCAGGATATCAACAGGCTTAACTTCAATCAGGAATCCGTCACGATCTACCATTACGCTGTGATCTTCTGTCACTGTAACCGACTTATCATTATGCAATGTTATTTTGTACAGTTTCTTTTTAGTTTTATGTCGCATAACATAAGAAATCCTACTCAAAACTGGCGCATCGTCGAACGCATTAAAGCCGACTACTTTAGCAAACGACTGAACGCCGTATTCTTTATCACCATTACGTTCGTGTTGCTGGCACTGATTATATAACTCTGCAATTGTGATCTGTTCCGAATCGGTACGAATCAGTGTATCTCCGGTTACACTGTCGCCATATATGATACTTTTACCACTGTGATCATACTCGCCTGTGATGCATTCATTCACATATGCATCCATGTGCTTGGCAATACTGCGACCCACCAAGGTTGTTGACTGTCCAATACGCTTGTCAAAGAATCTGCAGCCGGGATTCAAGATGGCACCATACACATTTATGTTCAGCTAACTTCGCTAAAGTTAGTTCGTTTAGATTTACTAAACCGCCTTATATTTCTATAAGGATCAGACTATATCACCATCCAATTATTGGATGCCCCCCGTTTCGATTCGCTTGAATCTACGTCTTTCGACTAGTCGTTGAACCTTCATATTGCTATGCTTGGCTGCTGATTGTCTTCAACTTAATGGTCAGAGTTTCCAGCAATTAGAGGAGTTATTCAACTATTGTTACCAATAGAGGTCGCAGTATCTTTACGAATTTAAATTAATTTTCTTAACCAATTGGCGCTTATCCCAAAACACTATCTGTTTTTTGACTTCTTCTTGATTTTTGTGAAATATTTTATTGTCGGAAATAACAAGATCATTTCTTGCACAAAACTCCTTTAACTCAGCAGCAGTGCCTTTTTCTAGCAATGTATTGAGATCGTTAATATTCATCTATTCCTCTCTTGTTGAAAATTTGTCGGTTGTGCTCGTTTTGTACTTCTTTAGTCTCGAAAATAATCTCCGGGGACCAATTGTCTGATGAAATTCTTACGATTTGAATTCCTTCTTCTAAGCATATCTGATGCTTACTGATATCATTTTTTATCGATGATTCTTTTCGATGCCAATATTCTCCATCAACTTCTACTAATAATAGCATGTCTGACAAGTAAAAGTCAAATTTTTTCTCCCTAACGGGATATTGAGTGACGTATCTAATATTATTTTTGTTTAAAAATTGTTCAAATTGTATTTCTAAACTTGTAGTTTTTTTATTTGGGAATACTAATTTGTTTTCTTTTAAATATTCTTTTCTCCGAATACTCAAGTTGAGTCGATATTTTTCAAATTCGATCAAGTCATCTTTACGTCTTCTCCACGCCTGTTGTTGATTTAATGTTTTTTGTTGTTTTACATCTGGCAGTAAGACAAGTTTTTTACCTTTTTTTGCAATAGAAAGATTTCTTTTAGTTTCGTCAGTGTGTGTTACTCCAGGCTTCCCTATTCTGGATTCGTGATAACACTTTTGGCATTGCATGCCGTTTAAAAAATTCCCCAAGTTCACTGTATAAGTCCCATGGTGTAAACATTTTACTTGTATTTGATCAGTTCTCGTTAACACTTTATTTGGAAGAGCAACAATAGAATAATTGTTAGTTTCTGCTTGATATACTTCTTCTAAAGATATAATATTGTTAGTATTAATATGATTCCTACATCTAACGTTATCTACATTGTCTCGAAATCTTTTGGTAATCGTTACTGTTTTGCTACAAATTTCGCACACAGGTATTGGATCACTCCTTAGGTATAGTTGTATGGCTCCTGATAAATCAGAAATATTTTCTTTACCTCCGTAGTACTCTATTAATCGTTTAAACTGTCGGGGATACTTTTTCTTAAAATCATTAACAAAATTCATAATATTTCCTTTATATTATTTATCCTGTTACTTTTCAGATTAATTTTTTTGACTAATGGATAGTCTGTCAGGTATTGTGATACCGCTTGACAAGTCGTTCCATAGGTTTTTAGTTTTCTGCATGTCTAGACGTTCACTATACCAGCGTTTGAGCAAGCCTGGGATTACACCTTCTTTTTCGTAGGTGAATATGGTACCATTGGCACTGAGGATCCATGGTCGATTAGAGTCAAACAGCATCTTCCAAATTTCAGCAGCTGAGTGAACAGTTTCCTCGCCATCCTGCCAGTCTATGGTGATCTCTGTGCCACGTTGCTGTTCCATCACAGCAGTGTATTCTAAGCTGGCAAACAATCCTTCCCATGCAGCAGCAAAGCTATCTCCGCCAGCTATTTTGTCTTGGATTAGCCGGTCAGTCAGTGTGGGTCTGAGTTGGCCGACAATGGTTTCTGGACCCATGTTAAGGGCCCGAATAGCACTGGGATAGAGCGAGTTGATGTCGATGCTACCAATCCAGTCGTGGATCCCTTTTTTGGGATAAGCAACATAGGCACCTGCGGCTTGCGTGTCATCATCTGTGAGTCTTTCTTTACGGTTAGGAACTACCATACCACGTTCGTGAGCTTCAATAATAATTGCTTGCTCAGTCACAGCCACTGCACCCATTGTGGTCGGCAACAGCACGGTATTTTCATGTGCCAGGGTATTGGCCAAGCTCAAGAATTTAAGTTTCTTGTCCAGCTTGCCGATCAACATTGTGTCCTGGCGATTGTAATCAATAAAGATCTTGAAGTTCTGGTTGTACAACTGATCCAGTGTGCCTTCAAATGCAGTCTTACGACCAATTTCTTCGTATTCACCAATGGCGTCTAAGGCATAGCTGTGACGTTCTTCATAAGTGTATTTGCGATACAGTTGCATATAGTCCATATGCACTCGACCTACCAAGTCATAGGTTTGATTCTCTGCACCAAATCGTTCAAACATACGTGGCTTGGGAAACTGATTCCATAAGCACATACGTCTAGTGTCATCTTTGCTGAGAACTCTGGTGATTCGATTCACAGTGTAGGGAATGTCGTAACCTTCCGAGTTCCATCCAGTGAGAATGTCTGCATCTTCAATAAGATCCAGAAATGTGTTCAACATGTCTGCTTCTTTTTCAAACATAAAGCAGTTGTCAAACTCTGCTGCAATCTCTTTGGCAGTTTCCATGCTCATATGACGTGGAGGTACAGCCAGCGTCACAATTTGATCCAGCCAATCCATGTACACAGAGATAGCAGTGATTGGGTTGAACGGATCTGTCACAGGTGAGAAACCACGTTTGGGATCAAAGTCTACTTCAATGTCATAGAATGCTGTGTGCAGTTGAGGGCCGTCTTTGCCTTTGTAGTTTTCCTCTAAACAACGAAAGATAGGGTTAATATCACTTTCGTAGATTTTCTTGCTGGAGTGCATACGCACTTCCTTGCGAAACTCTTTGTTGTTGCGTGAGGAAAATCTACTCACTGGCGTGTCGTAGATGCTACGAAACTTGCCTTTGGGGTCGTCGTAGTAAAGAACGTAGTTGGCTGGATACTCTTGGTATACCCGTCGGCCATCTCGGCGTTCAACCACGTGAATTCGATCATGTGCTCGATCATATAAACAGTCCACATAACTAATGATAATTCTCCTTTTTATTACTTGTTGGGGTTAAGGTGTCTACTTAACTCAATTAAGTATCATCCTTAGTAGTCCAATCGAATCAATTGATACTAGCAATATATAATTGGCAAGCATCCCAAAGCTGCGCCTAGTGTAGCTAGCCCAAGCGTACATAATACAGCCAAAGATCCAAATAGGATATAGCACAATAAGAGGAGGGATAGGTACAGTGAGGGCCATAGTGATTGAACATCCGACACTAATTGCCCAAGCCGCAATTTCCACAATAAAACGAACAGGTGAACTGGTGTAGTCATCGTGTATCCATCTGAAAATATCTTTAAATGCAGGGATCAAAGAGTTCGACCCACAGTTTCCAAAATAGTTTCCAGCAATTCGTGATCTTGTTTGGCTTTACCAAACTCAGCTTTGTGTGCCAGTTTGATGGCTTTTTTCAGCACACTGGGTTTGATTTCCAATTCTTCAGCAATGGCCTTGATGGTATCATTGAGTCCGCCAGTGAGTGTTTCGATCTCCTGTGTGACCTGCATACCTTCCTGAATAATCTGAATCAGTTTGAGTTTTTGATCGCCGTTGAATGTTTTTTGATTGTTCATAGAGTTTTCCAGTAAAAATACATTATAGCAACTGTGTTGACTATATGCAAGTAGTTTTGGTTAACTCATTGGCCGTTTAGCATTTGTGCTATCAATGCTTGGCGTTTCACACGGCTTTCGCTCATGGTATTGGATCCAGTGTTGGGTTTTTTTGGTTGCTCGGCTTGTGGCACATTTTTGTAAACACGTTTGACAGGATCGTATACAGTTTTAAGTGGGCCCATGCCGGCTAGCTTTTTGACTCTGGACACCATGTCTTGATAGTCGGCGCCGTAGTCGGCTTCTTTTTCTCGAGGCTTGCCTTCCGCCATGTCTCGATTGATACTCTCACCACCACCACCATCCCCGCTGCCACCAGGCTCGCCACTACCATAATAACCATAGCCTGGAAAGAAATATCTACCCAAGGATCTTGAAGTTTTTTTCTTTTTTCTTCTTGAACCCTCCGCCACACCTTTTTTATTCAACGCATCAATCGCGGCTTTTTTATGTTCGGGCGATGCTGTACTCATTGCAATATCTTTAATCATCTTGGCAGTGCCAACCATGTCATCCGTGGGTTCAAAGTTTCCTAACCTCTTGTCATATTCTTTACGCTTGGCTGCAACTTGTTTGGCGTGAGCACTGGCCTCATTTATATCATTGAAATAATGACCAATGGCTGCATCTTCTGGGTCCACTGCAATCAGTCTATATGGAGCAATATTCCAACCACGGCCGTCTTTGTCTTCTATACGCACTCTGCGATCGTCGGGCTGACCACGCATGATAAACACTTCGCCGGAACTGTCCTGGCTGTCACGGACATAATCACCAGACTGAAGATTCATGTATTCGTCGCGTGTACTTTCATCATCGTAACCGTCATTGCCTTCCGCCACACCTTGCTCTTTAACTTTCTTTCCTGTGTGTCTAGGAACATCACGCACTAGACTGTGTTTGCCATCATGGTGCCATCCTGGAAAATATTTGCCCGCTGACTGGAAAAAACGCTGATATATTGCTTCTTGTCTTTCTCCTGCACCCTGCATGATAATTTCATCAATCTCTGTGTTGTATTCAGTGATGAATTTACGAACAGCATTGATTACAGTAGAATAGATTAAGAATTGGTTTTTATTTTTAGCAGTTAAATCAGTATTAATTTCATCGCCAAAACTATAGTCATCTTGTTCTTCTCTTACACCAAATGATACATTCACTGCGTTCCAGTTTTGTTTTTTACCAAAAGCCGGAGCACCTTTTACAGTGAAGTTTATTAAGTATGTGTCTTTACCAGACTTAAACTTCATAACTTTGTATGTAACTTGTTTACGGTCATTAGTGTTTACAAAATCTTTTGGTTCTTTAACTTTGAGACTTGTGTTTGCTAATTCTTCTAAAGAGCCTTCCGCCACACCTTGCTCTCTAACCGGACCACCCCAACGAGCATACAATCCATGCTGGGGTCCACCATCTTCAGGATGACGAGCACTGTAAATAGAAATGCCTTTTTGTATGGATTGCAATTCATTTTGATCAGCGTTGGCACCCACTGGGAAACTTACATACACAAAGTCTGATTTTTTACCAATCTCTTGACCACCTGCCTTCAATAACAAACCGATTAGTCTTGCGGCGCTGTCGTCATAGATTTCACGGCGATTGTTTCTCAGTGCCCATTCATCGCTAAACACAGATGTGAAGCCATTGATTGATACACCTGGCACCTGTGACAGTCTAAGCCATGAACTACGAGCCTGTGGAGTTTGAGTTTCATCTGCCACAATGGTCATGCCTAACAATTTCATTGCTACACCGTAGAGATTTTGTCCCAGGCCTGTGCCGCGATATTCATTATCAAGTCCAACGTTGGCAACTTGATAGCTGTTTTTGATAGGGAACCACGGTACCGAACGCAATGACAGGAAGCCTGCTTTTCTTAGTCCATCATCAGGATGTTTTACATCAAATAGTTCAATGATGTAGTCAGCACCAGTCAAGAAAGAGCCTGCACGCCCAGCTTCACCGGCGGTGTAACCAAAACGCTGACTGCCTGGCAGCATCTTGATCTTTGACAAAGTTTCTTTGCCGTAATTCTGACTTTTGGTGCTTAGTCCTTCTTTATCACCCGGGGTTCGTTGTATTTCTTGTATTTTTTCTTTGGTCTGATCCTGTGCGTCACTTTGTTGTTCACGCTTGTGCAATTCTTTACGTATCAATGCTTTGAATCTTGCTTCATTGCGATGTAAGACGCCTGGTCGTAACATTATTTTCAAGTGGTCGGTGTCGTAGTTGCTATAATCCGCCCCTCGAGTTGGTAGTTGATCAACAGAGCCTTCTGTCATACCTTGCTGTCTACGCTGTTTGCGAATAACAGCAATGGCCTGCAATACTGTTTTCTTAGTTAGTTTGCCTTCGCCTGCCATCAAGCGAATATCCTGCATAGTGATACCGTCTTCAGTTGGAATCTTGATCTTTGCACCAGCTGACACAACTGGCTTTTTGTTATATTCTTTTTCGTATGCCTGTTGCTGCAACCAAGCATCTCTAGCAGCCGGACCATATTCGTCATCGTTTCTAGAGCCTTCCGCCACACCTTGCTTGTTCAACGCATCAATTGCGACTTTTTTATGTTCCGGAGAAGCATCGCTCATTGCAATATCTTTAATTAGTTTTGCAACACCAAACATTTGATCCGCTGGTTCAAAGTTGCCCAACCTCTTATCATATTCTTTACGGTTGGCAGCAACTTCTTTGGCATGGGCTGATCGGGGTTCATTACTGCCGCCCGCCCAACCATACGCAGTGCGAAATTTCTTTACTTCTTCTAAATTAAAATAATGACCAATGGCTGCATCGTCTGGATCAACCGCGACCAGCCTATATGGTGCAATATTCCAGCCTCGTCCATCTTTATCTTCTATTCTTACTCGACGATCGTCGGGCTGGCCACGCATGATAAACACTTCGCCGGAACTGTCTTGAGTATCACGGACATAATCGCCTGATTGGAGATTCATATATTCGTCGCGTGTACTTTCAGCATCGTACCCGTCATTGCCTTCCACCACACCTTCCCTTACTCCCTTTTCTTTACGCTTTGGTACTGGCTTTCCTGCCAAATCTTTATCGCCGATGTAGACACCATTCTTGTCATGACTTGCTGGATTCTTTTCAAACGGCTTACCTTTGCGAGCTTCCCGATCTGCTTCTGCTTTCTTAACAGCATCAGCCCAGTAGCCTTCCGTTACATCTTGAGCAGCAGCTACAGCACTACGGCTTTCTGCCACACCTTCCTTACCTGAATTAGCGTGTGCCTTGGCAGCTTTTTCACTTGTAAAGATTTTACGTGAACCAGCCTGATTAGTTGCAACATATGAGCCGTCTTTGGTTTTCTTTACCTCGCCTCTGTGATTACCACGTGCGTCCCGTGCGCTATCTGTAGTTGGATCCAAGCCTTCCGCCACACCTTGCTTATACAATGCTAGTCGCTTCTTCTCGTGAGTAATACTTTGTTGGATAGCATCTTGATCAGCATTGGGGCGATCTAGTTGTGCTTGTAATCTTTCTATAGCGGCTCGGATAGCATCTACATCCTTTTGATCACGCTTGCTCAAGCCCTCCGCTATACCTTGCTGCATATCTCGCTTGACTGCACGAGCAACATCTTGTGCCAGAGCACTGGGATTGCTATCTCCACCGTAGTTCAACACATCTACGATTGCTGCATGGATTGTACGTTGGTCGGCTCGGCGTGCCAAGTTGGGATATATCATTTCAAATTCAGCATATACTTGGTTTGCTAAATCTTCTTCATCGTAGCCTTCGACGATTGTGGGTTTGCGATTGAAAAGGTTGTCAATGATCATATTATGCTTCTTCTAAGTAGTCTTGGCTGGGATCTTGCGATAATGAACGACGATGTGCTTGAAACATCTCTACTGCTATTTCAGCTTCATCTAAGTCTCTGAACCGGCTGGGCAATATACGGCCTTGATAGTGAATTTCAAACCCACGACGTTGATCTCCGTAACACTCTAGACATGAGCCATCTTCTAGTGTGATTGTTTTCACAGGGCCAGATTCGCCTACACTCACTGGGCTCATCATGGCAGTACCTGACATCATTGGCTCTTGAGATTCTTCTTGTGCGTTTTCTTCGTCATATTGGTCTTGATCGTCGGCCTTGGCAGGATTCTTGTCTTGAATTTCTTGCTTGGCTTTTTGTTCTAGTTTGTCTAGATATTGTGTAAGATCCTTCTTGACCTTGCTTAACATGTCCTCGTCAATCGCAGCCATGCGTTCTGCTAATGCACCACCAACCGGCTGAACCGAATCACCAACCATGTTTTTACCCAGGGGTTTCTTTTGATTGTTGCTGCCTAGCACTGGTGATACGTTTTCAGGCTTGAACAATGCAGGCAGTTGCGGTACTGACTGTTGTTGTTTGTTTAGCCCTTTTTTTACCGAGACAGGAGTAATGTCTGACTCAATCACGGCCAGGCGTTTTAGTATGTTTGCAATGTCATTGCTCATGCTCGTTCAACTTTCAAATAACTATTCAGTTGCCAACGATACTTGCCATGAGCACTGAGTCGTTCTGCAATAAAGTTAGCAATACCTTGTTCATTTTCTTCGTTGGCTACTGCAAAGCAAACATCCAGTAAATCTAACATTTGATTGTTGTTGGCGTACAATTCTTCCAACATCAATTGAGCACGTGGGATTTTGATTTGTCCGGCAATCTCTGTGAGTTCACTGTAACGCTCTAGACTTCCCGGAGCATATTCTCCCAGGTAGCGAATGTATTCTGCTGTGGGATCTAATGCAGAATACGCATCTTCGTAGATTTTTTGAAAGAATTTGTGCAGTTGTCCAAAGTCCGACCCCTCCACATTCCAGTGAAACTGGTGTGCTTTTAAGTAATAGGCAAAATTAGTTGCCAGGAGTGTTTTTAAATTGTCCGCGAGCATGCTTGTTCCTTTTGTATTCCTTAGGCGTATTAGGCGTTAGGTCCGTTGTGTATTTACCACTCAGCATAGAACCGCCTTGTCTTGTTTGCATACCCATTGGTTGAACTAACACTGCCATAGATCCAGTGCTGGAGCTGCCCACACTTGCATCTTCCATTATTTCATGTACTTTCATTTTTTATCCTTGTTAATCAGCAGTAACTGCTCGGTGTACACGATGTCTTGACGCAGGACTTAAAAGATGATTGTCATCAGTTTCTGGTTCATATCCACCATAACGACTTGGGTCAGCATGATGTTTAATTCCAGTTTTGAGTTTTAGTATCCTGCCCATTCGAACTTGAGTGTTGTCTGGTGGAGAATTTGGACCACTGTTAGCATTACCAGCTTCTTCAACGTCCTTTTCGCCCAAGAATCCCATGCCTTCGCGTGGGTGATCAAATAATTCGTATATCAACATGATAGCATGCCAGTCACGGACCAATTGATTGTTGCAGTCATTGTCATATACTTTGTGAAATCTGTTATGCCGTTTGTGTGGCAGGAGCCAATGCTGCGGCTAGGGCCATGCGTCTTTGTCTATCTGCGCCTGAACTTCGTTCATAGAATTGATCTACAATGGCAGCAGCATCGTTGGAGGTTTTTGCACTTTTCAATCTTCGCCCGGCGTTTGCTTCTGTGTTGTTCAATTCCCACTGCACAAACTCCAATTGGTCTTGCAAGCTAGACCCTTGTAATGGTTTACGCATCTCTTTAGCAAAATCTTGTTGTCGTGATCCGCGCCACTGTGCAATACCATATGCTTGCTCGCCGGGATTTAGTGCAGCAGGATTTAAATTTGGTGTTGATTCTGCTTGTAGGTTGGCCACTAGACCGGCAGCTTGTTCAGGCGACCATCCTTGTTGCATAAAGTAGTTTAGGGCAATTTTTGCATTGCCCGATGCGCCACCACCTGCGTTATTGGATGGTCTAGACGCACCAGATCCAGGCAAACGTATACGAGATCCTGGCTGAATATCATTAGCATTAGCCAACTGTGGATTTTGCCACATGATGCCATCTACGGTGGTATCGTAGGACTTGGCTATGCCGGGCAAGGAATCTCCAGATCTCACGGTATAGATATTACTAGAGCTGATGGCTTCGGACAAGAACTCAAATAACTTCATGTTATTCTTTTAGCATGTTTGATAAACGACGCATCAGATCTACACTTTCTGCAAATGTTCCAGGTGCGTTTCTGCTTTCAGCCGCTGGTGTATCTGATATTGTACCTGCTCCCGGGAACGGTGTCTTGCCAGGTAATGGTTTTGCAGGAGTAGCTGCCGCTCCTTTGCCAGCCAACGCAGCCTTTTCGGCTTGTAAGGTAGCAATGTACCTTGCATTTGGCGGCAATTTGGGATCTGAAGTTTTACTAAATCTAGCAATTTCTCGGTCATATTCTTGCGGCGTTTTGTATCTAGGCGGTTTTCCTGCAGGTAATGAAGCCTGGCCTGCCGCTGCTGTTGGAAAAAATTGCTTCATTGCTGCTTGTGTAGCCGGGCCCATAATACCGTCTGATTTAATCTTTGCACCGGCTGCAATTAGCTCATCCTGTAATGCTTTTATTTTAGGATCTGATCCTGCTTTAGGCGCTGCGGCACCTGTCGGCGCGGTCTGTGTACCAGCTTGTAGTCGTGCATCTGTTGGATTAGAGGCTGGTGCTGGTGCTGTTGCTGCCGGTGCTACCGGAGCACCATCTCTTTCAGCATCAGCCGCCGCTGAATTTGGTGCCGCCGCTGGTGCCGCTGGTGCTACCGGAGCACCATCTCTTTCAGCATCAGCCGCCGCTGAATTTGGTGCCGCCGCTATAGGGCCTGGGTTTAATGCTGTAGGCGGTGTCACTGGTGAAGTTGTAGCCGCCGCCGCCGACTGTTCTGCCGATGTCGTTGATGCCTGCGCACCTGCTCCCAGTTCAGCTTCAGCTCGTCGAACGGCTGCTATATTGGCAGCTAGTTGTGCCTGTGCGCTGGTAGGCGGTGGATTTACAGGCTGTCCAGCTCCAGCTTGGACAGGATTACGCGAACCATCTTGAACAGGATTACCCGAACCATCTGTCACCGTTAAAGGCTTAATCGGTGCGCCTGCAGGTAAAGTTCCACCAGCTGCTGTTTTTCCTTTATTAGGTAATCTGTTAAGAATAAACTGATCACTCAGATCGGGTTGTTGGCCGTCTTTGGTTAGTGCTTGTTGATCCGTTGGTGTTAATGCTGCAAATCTAGCAGCGTCTGCGCCAGTGTATGGATTGGCAATTGGCGCAGCTTCTCTTAAAAATTCTATTGATCTCATGTGATGTTCCTTTATGGATGATCTACGTTTATTTATTCTATTTGCCCTGTGCTGCCAATCTTGCGCCATTGTTAAAACTGTTGCTGTGACTGGCAGCATTCTTGTTGCCACGAGCTTTTGACCACGCATACCCAGCTCTATGGCCAGAACAATCTTTGGTGCAAGGACTGCCTAGGAACGTAAGTTCATCTAGTGCTTGCTGCGGCTGTTTATTACGAGTAAATTCTCTTGCTCTCATTTGGCATCCCCAAAGATTGGCCCACTAACATACTGACCATTTTGACTCAATACACCATTGCGTAGATTCTTGATGATACCGTCGGTGATGTCTCTACGGCGAAAGTGTGGCAAAAAGATATGAACCTCTACTGGTCGATCACCTTGCTCGCCTAGTATAGCATACATTCTGTGACGTCCGTCATGATCACGTACCTTGGCTTCCAAACTAAAGTCATCATTTTCCCAAGATTCGGGCACAACCACAGTCAAGAATGGCGCACCAAACCCTGGATCGTTGATCTGTCGGCGTAGATTTTGTATGGTTTCTTTTTCGTCAGCAGCATCAGCGTCCAAGGGCAAGCTGAGTTTGAGAAATGTGCTGGGTCGCATGACTGTGCGTATACCAAAGTAATCTACATCAGCATTGTGCGGAACAGCACCCAGACCTTGTTGGTTGTCTATCTTTAGTTCAGTTATGAATTCGCTTGATCTCATGTGTCTATCCTATGCACATTGGTCACTATGCTGTCTTTGCCGTATTGAGCTTGCAGCAATAATCGTGCCATGGCAGGTGATTTGGCAAATATAGCCACGTCTATGCTGGTGGTATAAGAGGGATTTTTCACACGCACAGACGCACTGTACACATGAAATCCAGGCAGTAGTTCTTCACAAAGGAATTCTGTTGCTCTCATCAGCAGTTCCACTTTCTCAACGCTAATGCTTTGCGAGTGGGTTTGCCATTGGGTTTTTTCATTGGACCCTTGACTCCGCCCATTCTGGCACAGAATGATTTACGACGTTTGGCTGCTTTTGATCCTGGTTTGAGTTTGCTGGGCTTGGTGGTCACTGCCATCTGTAATTTTGAGCCAGGATTCTCTCTGCGATAGCTAGCAACACCTTTGGCATTGAGCCCGCCCTTTTTACTCTTGCCTGCGCTTCTACGCCAAGCTGCTGTTTCAAACAGTTCGTGATCGTCTACTGATTCAAAGTCTTCCCAAATTACATCAGCATCAACACCGTGTGCCTCAGCCAGTTCCATTACCATTTCTTCAATAAGATCAAACTGTTGATCAGAGTCAAGATCTTCTGTGATTGACTCCTTGGGCACACAGTCAGGGACCATTCTCCCTCCTTTGTTTTTCATACCAATTTGTTTGTGTGTGTCCCAGCAGGCTTCTTCTAAATCTATACTCTCGTCAGTTTTTTTGGTAGCATTTATATATTTTCTATACACTGCCGCTGCCTCAGATTTTCCTGCAGCCTTGGCACGTTGTTCCATTGCCACAGCGGCTTGGATCTTGTGTGCGTGACTACGACCACTATTACGAATCTTTAACACACTGGCTCTGGCATCTCCTTCTGTGGCAAATTTCAAACCAGTAATAGTGCCGTTGGGATTTTCATCTGTGTACAAGTCGCTATGCTTTTTACTATTGGCAGATTGTCCTGCTTTTCTTGGGATACGTTTGTTTTCCGTTACATTTGGCTTGAAGGACTGTGAGTTGTCTTGAACCTTGGACTTGCGCTGTTTGCGATAGTAAGTATTAGCAGGGTCAGTGTCATGACTTTGATCTGGCCACCATTCAATTGTGAATATCTTTCCATTTTCAAAATCATCATGCATACTCATGATTCTTTGTTCGTACTCGTCTCGACTAGGAGATGTTCGTCCTGCAACCACATCCATTACAAAGTTCAAAGTAACAGCATTGGCAGCAAGACTAGCGCATCTGGCACCAACCTCATTCTTAAGATGATCAATCAGTATGCTTTCACTGCAATCTGCCAACGCAGAACTCAGTCTATGAGGCACCCGTAGATCAATGTAACTGTAGCAATAGTCATAGTGCGGAGACGGGCTGATATGCATCACATACTCGTCTTTTATTTCGATGCGTTTGAATCCATCAAGATCATGCCACATGGCAATATCCTTTGTGGCATCATGCGGATCACCAAAAGTCTTGGTCAAATGCCAAGCATACTGTGCCGGTACACGATTGCGCCATGAGCGCAACAGGTCTAAAATGTTAGGCTGGCTTTTTTCAGCATCAGTTGCGTCTTCGTTGGTATTCTTCACACAGTTAGGATATGTTTTGCCAAACATCTTTTTATTACCTTCTTTGTGATAGCCTTTCCAACATGCTTCATCTAAATTTTTATGATCCCTGTGTGTTTGACACATACCACAATCAGGGCATGTCATTTCTTCGTCAATACTTTCATTGCGTTTTCTCTTGCCAGCACAATGAGCCTTTTGACTGAATCCCTTGGGGTGAGAGCAGTTGATACTACTTTTGTATTTTTGGCTCCACTTTTCATCCAAGTGACGCATATTTTCTGTGATAAATTCATGGCTTTTCATTTGTTCACCTTGCTCATTGTGTTTTTTGTAGTCTTGCCCTGCACCGCAGTGGTGCGAGCAGGATCGGGTGCAGAATCAGTACTGGCTGCTGGTATATACTGATTGATTGATCTGCGAGTGAGATCACCCAACACACCATCCACATCCAGATTGGCACCAAACTTGGTATTCAGCATGTGTTGCAGTCGCCGCACCAGGGCAGATGGTAGACCGTTGCTTTCGGTCACAGCACTTTCGCTCTTGTTGCCGTAGTTGGCAGCACCTTTCTTACGACATTGCACCAGGCGGCCCGAAGCATAGGCTGAAGGCCATACTTTAGCCGACGCCTTGACCTTGTAGTAACAAGCATCTTTCTTTTCCGCAATCATGTGTATGGGATACATGGCTTGGCCACAATGCGGGCATGATTCATGATTTTCGTTGGTCTTTTTTTTGGTGGCCACATTGATAGCAGCACCCTGACGATTGGCATTGGGATCTTCGCGGCGTTTTCTTGATGCAGCTGACGCTCGTCCTTTTTTGCCCAGAGCATGAGCCTTGGCCTGCGGCAAACACTTGGGCTTGCCTTCTGATTCAGAGCCACGAGCACAATCACCTCGGATCTTGCCGTCGGGACCAAATCTCACCCATTTTTGTTTGAACCAGTCTCGTAGATTTTCTTCCAACTGCTGCTGGTGTTCTGTGATAAATTCATGCGATTTCATTTACATCACCTTCTTTCCACGATCTTTTTCAGTGATAGGCCCGCCCACTACCCAGGCCGCACATGTTCTTGTGCCAGCACACTTGAAATGTAAAAAGTTACAATACCCTAGATCTGAAAGATTTATTGTGGCAGCAGCATCTATGTGGGACTCGCTACCTCGGATGCCAGACTCAATGCACTTCCGCATGCTGTTGCTGGCATCAAATGCAGCACAGTTGCCGCACATCATGGTTTTTACTATTTTTTCTGGCACAGCCCAACGACCAGCTGCACCTCGCCAGTAATCCCCTGGCTCTAAAGGATTTGCTGGACCATAGTGATAATCATCTATAGCTGCTTGACGATTTTTGAGATTTAGCTCAATGTCGTGAGTGACCACTGGGCACCCTTTTTCCATTGCTTCAACAAGTCTGATAAAACTTTTCATATGCTTATTTAACTCCAATTTGTAATAGACTTGTGTAGTCTGTTTCAGGATCCTGTGCAGACCGTTGGCCTTGGTACAGAATTACACTGAGATCATAATCACCAAAATTGTGATCAACATCATTCCTGCTTTGTAATGCCACCATGACGCCTGCAGGTATGTGATCGAACCAACCTTGATTTTCTATGTCATGACAACTGGTATTGATCACTAGTCCATCTTGATCCAGCTGTTGGTAGTTTAACCGATTGGCATCCTTGGCCATGTATTCAGTGTTAGCAATATTCAACATGTGACCCATGCGTTTTGCTGCACGGGTCCTATCAACATTTCTATCTACATTCACAATGTGATTGCACTGTATCCGGCTCTTGGCCAACAGTATGCTCATGTTTCCATACCAGGAGCCCAGGATGTAAATTGTGCTGAACTGATCTTGAATTTTTCCAAGTTCGTGCAGCAACCACAGTTTGTTCAAGACCAGGTCTCGACTAAAACTACCAGAGATTGTGGATGGACTGAATTCTAATAGTTTCATTTGTTTTTTGCTCGTCCGGCTTTCATATTGGCCAACCAGTGTGACATGCGTTGTTTTTCACCAGAACTGTTCTTGGCAGTTTTTCTCAAACTACTCACACTGGCTTTGGTATTTACGCCCACACGTTTGGCCAAGCCCTTGCGGCCAGGATTTTTGCCGTCGGCAAAGTTTTCATTGACTGAGGGCTCACTGGGGGTTATAGGTTTTGCAACAGGTTGCTTGGCTTTGTACATAGCCTCCCATTTGTCTGAAATAGCATTTTTTAATTCCAGTGTGGATTTATAATTATTGTCTTGCATGTACTTAATTATCCAAACAGCACTGGCACGGTCTCCCGAATCGGGCTTGCGAGCGTTGCTTAGATCCACACTGAGATTTTGATCTTCCGATGGGTTGCCATAGTACCGCATGCTTTTTAAAGCACGTTTTGCTCGGTCACTTAGATGTGATTCGTCGCTCTTGGTAATTAACTCAATCCAGGGTTTCACAAAGTCTGTGGGCTTGCGAGAAGATCCAGCTGGCTGTGGACCACGCAATACATCACGAGCTTGGCCAGGTGTTTGTGCTCGACGTTTGTCCAACAGTCGCCATGCTGCTTCGTCTGTGTAGAAAAACACAGGTAAACCTTGTTGTTTGGCCGTGACCAATATCTGTCTTGTTTCGGGACTGCGATATTCATCTTGTTTTTTCAGCAACACATGCACTTCAGTCACAGGAGTAATTGGAATAGTGGGCTCTTTACTGAACACACGGTCTTCCGCTTCTCTAGTTCTCGTGCCATTGCTGTGCAACCATGCACCATCCCAGTAGTCAATGGGTTTCACAATGTATCTAGAGTTAAACCAGTCACCGTCGAGTTTGAACATCACCCCACCTGATCCCACAAAACGATGATAATCACCAGTTATGGTTCGTGTTAGACTAAGAAAGTATGGATGTCCAGCAGGTGCATAATTTTCTTCGGATCTGTTACCAATCACGCTGGCCAATTCAAAGTTACCAGATTGCAGGATCTTTAGCCCGGCTCTGACACTGGTATAATGAAACAATACCGCAGTGGCTCGTTCAATTAAAAATTCATTAGATCTCATTTTGGGTCCCACTTCATACTTTTGCTGCCCTTGATGGTTGGAGTAAAGCCTTGTGTTCGATAGAACTTGATCAATTTACTTTGACTCACTTGTCCTTTGTCCCAAGGGAACAGGGTCAAGCTGATGCCATCTTCTCTGGCCATGGCTTGTAGTTCTTGCATGGCACGAGATCCAACCCCTTGACGTAGAGGATATGCTTGAATCCATTTGACTTCAACTGCACCGCGTTTGCTAAAGCTAGGAGTTAATTCAAACATGGCAAATTGTTGATCATCGCCTTCGCCCCAGATCATAACGTGATTGTTCTGCATGGTGTAGGGATACTTTGCATAGACTTTTTCAATCCAGGCCTGAGCTGCATCATTTTTGTTTTCTTCAATTAAAAATTCATTGGCTCTCATCTGTTGTCATCCCTTGACCGATCATATAGTGGATGATCGGGTCCATACTGTTCTCGTGACCTAATAGGTACATTATATTGTTTCTGTTGATTACCTAGCTCTTTTTTGACTTCTGTACGTGGATCACGTAGCAATGCATCCCATGTTGTTTGCATTTTGGGATTTTTGAACCAATTGTTTTGCATCAATTCATCATGAACTCGATCGCCTTTCTTGGGCAACCATATTTCAATCCTTTTTACATATTTTCTAAATGGATCCAACCCACCTTTGATTAGTGTTTCAAATCTGTCAGTATCATGCATGTCACTGCGGCGTTGAAATTCATCACTAGAACTTTCTGGCGGTTCACCTTTGAACCAATCTGTACTGGGCATTCTTCTGCGCCCTATGTCTCTACGCAGCAGGTCTTGATCCAGGGTGAATATCACTCCGCCGCTGGAGCCATATGTGCTTATGTTTTTCAAATACCCCAAAGCATAGTTATAGTTTCTGGTGGTGCTGACATTGCCACCAAACCCCAATTTGTCATTATGCCACATGCCCAACATACTGGGTATACTAGTAGCATGATACAAGTCAGCTTCTTGATATTCATTTAGAAATTCATTTGCTCTCATCCGAGATCCTCGGTAATTGCAAACCACGGATCAATGATAACTAATGTGCCATCTTTACGTTGCATAACATTTTCTGTATGCAAGTCCCAGCCTATTTTATTTATTTTTCCCGTATGGTACAGCAATGTCATTAATGTGAACAACACGCCGTATTCTGCTTGGTCCCGGTCATCTAAATTATCAATACGGTTGAATATTTCTTCAACAGGTATATCGCCAGTGAAGCCTTCCTATGTTGCTTCATCTTGAATAATTTGCAAAGCCTGATTCCAGTTCATGCGTTGAGTTGATAACGAACTCAGTATCCAGACCATGGCTTCTTCAAAACTGTTATTTTCAATTGGATACAATCGTTCCATATTGATCATGGTGTATTCTTTATCTAATACATCAAATTTACTAACTGAATTAAATCTAGGCAAATTTTTTATATCATTGTGTGCTGCAGAGAACTCGTAGAACCTATTAAACACTCGTTCAGATTGTGTGCTTGGATCTTCCGGCATTAATATTTTAATGACATTTTGTTCGTGTTTTGCATATACATTTGCGTCGGCGCCTGATCCTAATTTTTTATAGCCGAGAGATTTAAACTGTTTGTCTATTTCTTTAGCAGTATCAGTACCGTACTCGGCCTCCGCCACAGCTGGTTTAATTCTGCTGAATTCGTATCTAACCAGGGTGCCAGTGTCTGCACGGAGCGCCCTATATCCCCAGTCTCGGGCATAACGCTGAACCAGTCGGTCATATAGTTTAGCACGACTCTCACTGTTTTGACCAGGCTCAACTTCTTTGCTGGCCGAGAAAAATAACTTTTGTGGTTTGTTTTTCTTAATAAATTTTTGGATAGCTGTCAATACAGTGGCAAATATTCGTTGAGCATCACCGTCGCCGGTTACTTCTTGACTGTTGTTTCTGTAAAACTCAACTCCCCATGTGTCATTTTCATCATCCTCTCGATTGAACATGATGCTTAAATTTGTGCCATCAGGTAGTTTGGCCAACATATCAACATCACCATATTCACTTTTTTCAGATTTGGTTTTGTAAGGTTGGTCAAAGGCTTCCACCATGGCCCCTGGCAGGAAACTGGCTGCTATGTCTCTGCAACTGTTGAAGATGTCGGCATTGTCAGTGACCTGTAGATTGAATGGATAGTCTGTGACAGGATGCTGTGTGGGGTCTTGCCACCCAGCATAACATTTTTCAATGCCATAGTCAGTTAACAAATCAGTACAACTCTCACCATGCCGCTCATCCATGTCATGCACACACGGGCTCAGGGTAGTGACCATGATAGCATTGGACCCAATACGACCGTGACGTTTGAGATGATTATCTATGGCCACTCGTTCAGCATGGCGACGTGTTCCGTCGGGGCCTGGCAAGTTGATACCATAGGTGTGATTGTTTTTGTTGTCAATCAAACAAGCAGCCACACGTCCATACTTGTTTGGATCTGACTCATGTCCACGATGTATCATGCTGATGCACTTTTCCAGCACCGTATCTAGTTTACCTAGTTTTGTAATCTCTCGGCTCTCGCCCAGGTCCTCACGTAATCGTTGTTCTAGCACTGTGATGTTTTCTGACACTGATTGAGCACGTGGTCTTACTGAGAAGTTACTGGCATCCACTTCTGGATTTGCCTGCATTGCAGTGGCCACCCATTCTTGACCCTTACGCCAGGCTTCTGCTTGATTTGCTGCCTGTATCACAAATACTGATTGGTTGGAAGATCTATTGTATACTTCCCACTGTGTTTGTGCCAATGGGATATCTAACTCAACCTCTTCTACTCCTGGAATTGGGGTGGATGTGTATTGGCTTTGGCTTGCTGCCTCACCCATTTCTGGTACTACTGTTACTCCGGCCTGCATACGCCCAGGATTACTACGCATCCAGTTTATGGCCACACGGTTAGCATCACTCTGCACATTGCCCACACCTGAGAAACGATGTATTTCTTGACCGTCTGGATCTAAGATCAACCAGTTGCCGGTGAATGTTTGCTGGCCTTGCTCTGGACGAGTTAATGTTTGTGGTGCAAAGTTCTGAGCCACATCGGGTTCAATATCAATGATGCCACCTTGTGCTGCATCGGCTTGTTGAGTTCGTACGCCATACAATTCAGGAGCTTCACGACGTTGATCAATAACTGAGCGAGCTTCTACTCCAGCAGCCATGCGGTTGGTCTGAGCCAGCTCTGCCACACTTAACCCATCACTTCTTCTAAACACTTCCCAAGGTCCTGGACCGGTCGGTGTTAGCGTGTTGCGGTCAACAGGCGGTGCAGCAGGTTCAATCTCTTGAGCAATTAACTCTAATCCAGAGCCCGAGTTTCTTGCATTGTAGTCCTGGATCCAGGCCTCAGCCCCAGCCTGGTAGCTAAATCTTCTAGGCCCGGCATTGCCTATAGTTACATAACGATCAAGTGGTGGCACCCACACTCCCCAGTTGCCGGTTGTTGTACTGCCTTGTTCTGTTGGTGTAATACTTTGGAATTTAGAGTCATATGCTCGGATTGGAGTGGCAGTCAAGTCCGTGGCGTAGTCCCATTCAGGAAATTCTTTCTTGCCTGCTGCAATGGCTTGTGCTGGATTGGTGGCCACCACCTCCACAGATCCGCTGTAGCCTGGGCGACCCACACGCCACACGTATTTTTCACCACCTGTGGGGTCTTTGGCAACTTTACGTTCTAGTTGTGCTTGTTTAATAAAACTCTTCAATGCTGCCTTGGGCAATTCGCCAGCTGAATACTTTGCAAATATTGCCAAGGGATCTGTTTCACCCTCGGGTGCCAACATCTTGTACAGCTTCTTGAGATACTCTTGTCTATATGCTTCAGGATTCAATGCAGCACTCATGGCCACGGTGAAACGCAACAAGGTGTTTTCAATCTTTTCAAAGTTCTCATCTAACCAATCTCCACCGGGGCTACGGAACTCAATATGCCCATCCTTGGTATTGATACTGGTATACTTGTCTGTGCTTCCTGAATGTATGGCCTTGGTGGCCAGCTGATTCATGCCAGATTTCATTGTGTCTAGAATTTGTTTAGCATTGGCAGGAGTGATTTTTCCCTTGATCTTACTGATTGCAGATTTTGCATATTGGTTAGTGGATCTTCCAAAATTGTCCAACACATATTCGTCACCCATCAGCAGGGCTAATTTCACATAGTCCAACTGATCTATACTGTAATTGGGCACTGAAATATTGATGTGCAAGCCAGTTGATTGGTTGGTATAAACACCCATGCGTCCAGCCCAGGCCTTGACAGCATTTAAATCTTTAAGCAGTTCATCTATGGGCATGGGAGGTGATACAAACTCCAGTCCTTCGTCGCCGTCGTCGTTGCCTTCCAAACTGCCGTCGGGTTCTACTATATAAAACTGATTTTTTGGTCCAGGTCTTTCTCCAGACTGATGATATCTTGTGTTGACCCGCACTTCACGACCCACAGCCTGACTGAATTCGTCAGCTACCATCTGTGTGTCGACACTGTCGTTGCCCTCGTTAGGGTTACTCCAATGCGGCCATTGAATATCGTATTCGTCTTCAACGTTGCTCATAAGTCCAAGACCTTCAGCCCTCAACCAGTCGCTTTCGTCGTAATCGCCGTATTTTTCTTCACGATACTCATCCAGAGCTGATTGATAATAGTCATTGTTGGGATCACTATACACCTCTCTCACAAACTCTTCAAGTAGCTCGTTTCGTTCATCTCCAGTTAACTCGGTGGGATTCCATTCATCATCGTTTAGATTGTTCTGAACCCAATCACGAACAAAAACTTCACCGTCACTATCCCAGTCTTTGTCTATCTTTACCGTGAGCCATTCCTGGAAATCATTCTCCATTTTTTCACGCAATTCTCTAACATCTCTGCGACTGTTCATGTCACCGTCATTAAAAAACGCCACAGCATCATCAATGCTGCTGCAGCGTGTATCAAAGTCATAGTCTGCTTCTAATTCATCATTGCTTTGGTCGCTGTCGATGCCTGGCACAATCATTTCAAATTCCATACCAGCAATGGCACCAGTCTTGGCTGCTTCCTTGCGCAGACTCTTCCCGCCCATGTTGATTTCAAACAGATCCTTCTCTTTGAACTCGCGCAGCAGCTTGTTTAATCCAGCTGTGAGCACGGCCGGATGACCTTGTGAATCTGTTTTTAATCCCAGTTTGTTGGCTTCTTTGCCCACCGCACCGGGACGCACATCCCGAGTCAAGGCCATCACAAACCTTGGGTCCCGAGCCTGTGCCTTTGTGGGGATATAACCAGATGCTTCTTCCAGTGTGACACCATCAAACATCTCAGGTTGTTCTTCGGCCCAATCTCTCATGATACGGCCGGCCATGGCGTTGGCTTGGTCTTCCCAGGGGCTACCAGTTTTGCCAGCATCTATGGGCAGAGGATTTGTTTCATCCTGCTGACGATGTGTCATTTCATGAGCCATTGTGCGAAGTATATCCAACACATGGCGACCTGCGGTGGCCAAAATCAATGTGTTGGTGTCTGAATCATATTGCCCAAAACTACCATTCTCTTGACTCCAGTCGGGTGTGGTTTCCAAACGCAATTTGGGTGGATTCTCTAATTCAAGTTTATCCACACAACTGGTATAGAATCGATGTAGAATCTTTTTCAAGTGATCAGTATCCACACTTTCGTCCACTTGTTCAGATTCAGTACCAGCAGAATGATCTTGACCAGCATATGCAGTGCCCGGATACCAGTAATCACGCATGCCGTAATTGACTTTCTTTCTGGCCGCAGGTTTACGATGTAAACTTAACTCACGATCTTGTATTGCTGTCTTGGCATCTTTTAATTCACCAATGCAACCCATGTTTCTCAACAGTTTGAACACAATGTTTTCACAACCAAACTCGCCAGTTTTCTCTAGGCCAGTTTTGCGCATTGTTTTGATCTTGTCCCACAGTTGATTAACAGCATCTGCATTGCCGGACTTGATAGCCGAATGTATTCTAGCATCAAGATCAGCTGTTTTGTGTTGTACACAAGAGTCATCTATGCGAGCACGACGTTGCTGTGGAACTTGTACCCAGTCACCATTCTTCACGCTGTAGATGCCTTGACTCACATGCTTTTGATCACTAGGCTGCACATACAGTTCTACTGGTACACCGGCGATCTTTATATTGTGAGTATCATTAAATTCGTATTTTTTTGCATTGAACAGTTCTTGATACACCGGATCGGCAGGCATGTCCACCACAAGATGTAGATCAATGTCTGAGTTTTTTGTATATGAATAAGCCGCATTAGATCCAGACACTGTGATATCTTTTACTTTGAGATCATCTACTCCTAAGAATTCTTGAAAAAACTCTGCTATTGAGAGCAATTTTTCTTTAACCTCAGGCAACAAGTGTTCGTCTCTGCCCCACAAACTGGGGTTAAGACGTTGATGGAATTTTACAGCATCCGCGAGATTATAGTTATCAAGATCATGAAATTTCATGATCTATTTATCGTTATCAAGCAGTAGTGGTTTCCTCTGGCACCTGCTGGTTGGTGGCAATCACAGTGATTTCCTCTGGCATCGGCTGGTTGGTGGCAAACACCGTGGCTTCGACTGGTGTTGCGGCGGCTGCTAAATCACTTGCTGTGGGCTGTGGTTCAATCACAATCTGTGTTTGATTAGCTTGATTGGCTTGATTGGTCAGGGCAATTTGATGCAGATCAGCATACAGCTTGTCCTGTGTTTGATAATCAAACACATAGGTTCCGGTGTGTTTCAACAACACACGTTTGTCTACAAATACTTTTCCGCCGATATCACGCCAGTTTTCACAGAATGTCCAGTCTTCACTGTAGTAACGATTTTCACGTACCGCAGTGTCAAAGTATGTTTTCATGTAAGGATTCAATGCTGGATCTAGCCCAATGTCATTGATAAACGGCTTCACAGCAGGATGTGCATTGAGTTTTTCAAACACATCACGTTTGATCAACAAGAAACCAGTGCCGGTCTTGGTGACTTCAATCAAGCCGGATGGATCATTTTGATCCGCATCAGGAATACCATTAACACACCATTTGACTGGCAGTGATTTCATTGGATACAACCCGCCTACAACATCTTTATCATGGTTCAACATGACCAGCAAGTGCCACGGTTCCCAACCAATGTCAGCATCAACAAACATCAAGTGTGTTGATCCTTCTGTGTTTAAGAATTTGGCAGTGAGAGTATTTCTAGCACGACTAATCAATGATTCATTGGTCATTGTTTCCACGGTCCAGTCAAGGCCCAATTGGCGTGCTATATTGGCCCACTTGATATAGCTCATGAATGTGCTTTCAGTCAGTTGCCCACCGTAGCATGGCATACACAGATGAACTCTTGTGGTCTTTAGATAATCAAGGTTGACTTGAATACTTTGTTGACCAGTTGTTTGGTCCACTGGGGATGCGTTTTGGTAAGGTAATTGTTGTTGGTCTGCCATAAGGCCCTTTCAATGTTGTAGAATATTTAACGGAGTATAGCAGGCAGGTAGAATTTCTACGACCTGGCTTCGTCCAAATAATCTTCAACAATGGGCTGATTGTACTTGCTTTGATAACTGGCCCGCATGCCGCCTTGGCTCATTTGACGTGTGACTTGTTCTGCAACTGCTGTGCCCATAACAGTATCCAACATCCGGACCACATTTTTTGCCAACTGAGGATTGCTTTGTGTTGCGGGATAAAGGCTCATGACTAATGCAGTTCGTTGGCGTTCCGTCAAGTCAGGCCATGCTGTGCGTATTTGTGTAGCCGATGTCATACCTGGACCAAACTTCACAACGGGCAAGTAGGTCATGTATGCGTGTTGAGTCATGGGCGCCATACGGTCACTGATGGGTTGCAGATATGACGGTGTACCGTCACGTTTCACACCACCCGGCTGCGGAGGCTTCGTGGCGTCTTTTTCACTGCGAGCAAAGATCAACTGAGTATCGGCAGGATTGTAATTTTTTGTTATTTCTTCTGCACGAAATGGACTCTTGACTTGATAGAAGTCTCCAGGAGAAACTCCGGCCAACTGTGCTAGTTTTTCTTTTAGTTTAAACGGGAATGGCCGATTTGAAGTGTCGTTGGTTGCAGCCACTTTGACATCAGCATTGGGAAATGCTCGTTGAGCAGATTTATACAGTGCTAAATGGCCGGGGTGAAAAGGGTGTGCGCCCATTGGTAATACTACTAAAGTTTTCATGCATATATTTATAAATAAAGGTGTAGTTCGCAATACTGCAAATATCTAACTACTATACAAGTGGCAGGAATTCAATAGGCAGCTTGCACAGTTTCAATCACACCGTCGCGAAAGTTGGTGATCACTGCTCGCAACCAAGTGAAATTGCCTACCACGGCTTGTATGTAAGTATCTGTAATGGTGCTGGAATCAGCTGAACTACCATCGCCATATGCCGCTATGTCAAACCAACGTGATTCGGCAGGGTCATTGTCCAGTGTGGCCTGGATTGAAACTTCACCTTGTACACCACGAAATACCCAACGTAGTGTTTGAATACCTCCACGCCCAAGATAGTAGTTGGCGGCCTTTTGTGGGTCACCTATAAAGTCCTCACTAGAACCGTCATAGTTGCCCGATGGCACACCATACTCTGTATAGGGCACGAGCGTGACGGTGGTAATGGCCATTATGCTCGTTCCACTTCAACAACAATTCCGCTGCCCACCAGTTCTTCAGCAACTGATGCAAGTGCAGACAGCACATCGTCGGTGGCCACTGTATCTGGAGTGGTATTATCTTTGACCAATTTTGATAGCTTGATCACAACTATTTCTTCGAATATTTTTGCCATGCTGTATTTATGGTCGTTTTTGCACTTGTACAGTTTTGCGAGTCAGCCCCGGGCATACTATTGCCAACATGGTAAGATGTTTGAGATCATGGTGTTCTACAAAATAATGCTCTCGGCTCCATGCCGAATACGGAGATGCTTTACCCCATCCAAGACCTTGTGTGATAGTAGTATCAGTAAACCATCTTTCAGTAACAGGACTGGCCACAAGATCCGGAGTCTGATGGCTGATCCAGTTCCACACTGCTTGTTTTTTATCTCTAGATAATCTCTTTTCCTTGAGATAAGTTCTATATGGATATTTGGGTTGATTGATCAACATGATCACATCCTTAGGATACGCCAGCACTGCTTGTTTAGCACTGGATTCTGTTGGATAATTTCTAAACAGCGTATCGACATCTTTGATGTCATTGGTGTAAATATGAAAAGTATTGTACCCATATGTGCGGTGAATAAATTTACTATCCAGAGTTTCTAATACATCCACCGCATGCAGTATGTTTTGTTTGGTCAAATCTGATGTCAATTGGGACCCAATTGACGACTTATATTGATCACGTTTACGTATACGTTCCAGGATCATTGGGCGAGAAAGACTACTCAACAACCAAGCATCATCAATATGTAGACTTACCACATATTCATACTTGCCAAAATAAAGTGATCCGCGTGGTTCACACTGCCATTGAGGTAGTAACATGCTGTGGTGCCTTTAGTTCAAATACAATTTTATCCGCCTGCAATTCTACATTCAATGCACAATCAGTCAGCTGTTCAAACAAGATTCGTCTGCTTAATGGTACACGAATCAATTCATCAATTTTGCGATTCAACGGACGAGCACCCATCTTGCTGTCGTAGCCTTGTTCTGCCAACAATTCAATCACAGGCTCCGAGAAAAACAATCGGATATTCTTTTCTGCCACACTAGATTTCAGTTGGTCCAAGAACTTCACAACAATCTTCTTGATAGCCAGTGTATCCAACTTGGTAAACTTGCAAATTTTGTCAATACGATTACGTAGCTCTGGGCGGAAGAACTCTTTCATTGCACGATCTTCTTCGCCAGATTTCTCTAAGTCAGTACTGAATCCAATGTTGTTGTTTTCATTGTCTCTGGCACCCAGGTTAGATGTCATGATAATAATGGTGTTTTTGCAGTCTACTCGTTTGCCATTTGCACCTGTCACATGTCCTTCATCCAGCATCTGCAGCAGGATATTGGTAACATCTGAATGTGCTTTTTCAATTTCATCAAACAAGATCACAGAGAATGGATGTTTACTTAGGTCACTGATAAGTTTTCCGCCGCCTACATTACCATCTTCAAATCCCACATATCCTGGAGGTGCACCGATCAAACTGCTGACAGAAAACTTCTCTTGGAACTCACTCATGTCATAGCGTAACAAGTGCATGTCCAAATTTTCACTCAATAGCTTGGCTAATTCTGTATTGTGATGAATAATACCGTTTGATGTTTGATACAAGTGGGTCGGAGAATCTACACTTAAATCATAGAATACTGTGTCGTTGATAGATTCAATGTTGGTCACTTGAATTTTTTCGCCATTGGCTGTGATGATGCATTCTCCAATGATAAGTTCATTTAGAAAAACACAAGTTGTTCCACCGTCAATTGAAATTCGATGGTTCCTAGCAGCTTTGACTATGCTACCGTTACTAAAAGTAATTTGTAGTCCGATATCATTTTTAGTGACAGCAGCATTGATTCTGACCCAGTTGTTTTTTTCATCTTTGATTTTTAATTCAGAATTAAGGAATTGTTCTTGTTCCGGAATAAAATTAAGTTTTTCGTATTGCTCAAGTATGGCAAAGAGTTTGCCAATTGGTAATGTTTGTTCGATCATCTGAGTCTCCTATTAGGTAAAGTATCTACGTATGTATTATGCTGGGTGGATTGTGTTTGAAATGTACTCGTCGGAAGTAATAAGCACTCGTCAAGTGCTTATTGAACATCTAGCTAGATTAGGTTATATTCTTTAGCAAACTTATACATATCGTTGGTCATCTGTACAGTTACTTCTTGGTCGTGGGCTAAACATTTACCTGTGCCAGTTGGGCCCAGGAACAAGAAACTTGCCATGGGCTTGCCTTGTGTACCAATTCCAGAGAAGTTGATGTACACACGTTCCAGTACTGAGTCCACGGCTTGTTCTTGTCCATAGAGCTTTTGTTTGATGTTGCTTTCTAGATCCACAATCTTCAAACTGCGTTCATTTTGCAGTCTGTCAGTGGGCACGCCAGTTACCCGTGCCACTTGTTCTTCAATCATGCTTTTGTTCACAGTGACTAGACCTGCATCTTTAACACGTTCTCTAGCACAGGCAGCATCCAGCAAGTCAATGCTTTTGTCTGGATTCTTCTTGTCATGAATATATCGAGCAGCAAGATCCACAGCAGCAGTCATGGCTTCTGTGTCAATCAGCACATTGTGGAATGTTTCCAAGCGTGGGCTTAGTCCAATTAGAATTTTTTCTGTGGTGTCACGATCTGGTTCATCAATGCTGAGACGATAGAATCGACGCATGAGTGCTCGATCTTTCTCAAATGATTCGTAGTATTCTTCCCAAGTTGTGCTGGCAATAACTTTCAAATGGCCTTTGGTAATTGCTGGTTTCAGCATGTTGGCAAAGTCCAAGCTACCAGAACTACCTGCTCCTGCACCTTTCATGGTGTGTGCTTCGTCCACAAACAAGATACACTTTTTCTTGGCTTCCAGTGCAGAGATCACTGCCTTGAACTTTTCTTCAAAGTCGCCGCGATATTTAGATCCTGCTACCAAACTGCCAATTTCCAGACTCCATATTTCGTGATCTTTGAGGAACTCAGGCACACGATTTTGTGCAATTTCCTGTGCAAGGCCTTCAATGATAGCAGTTTTGCCCACACCAGGATCACCCACCATGAGTACATTGGCTTTGAAACGACGTGCCAGCACAGCAATCATTTCGTCTAATTCTTTTGAACGACCAATCAACGGCTCCAGTTGGTCAGCAGAGGCCATTGCACTTAGACTGGTACAATATTCTTCCAACACTTCAGTAGCTTGTTGATGATTCATACCTGCGGCTGCTCGTTCTGACTTGTAGTTCCTGGTCCAAAAATCCACAAATTCAGCTTTGTGTACGCCGTATTTCAACAAGAAGTAGTGTGCATTGCTGTTGGTCTCACCCATGATGGCCAAGTACAAGTCAATGGTCACAACTTGTCTACGTCCTGTAAACAACACCTGAGTCAGCGCACGATTAAACACTCGTTCCAATGCAGCGGTCTTGCGTGGAGTTAAATCTTCTCCAGCGCGAATCAGACTTTGTAGGCTGTCCAGATAGCCACACAGTTCAGTTTCCAACATGGCCACGTCACAGCCATATTTGGCTAGAGTTTTTCTAAATGAATCATGTCTTACTAGACTCAACAGTAAATGTTCTGTTAGAACATACTCATGATGCCAGGTACGTGCAATCTGCACCGCACCTTCAATGATGGCGTCAATTTCGGGATTGTCTTGAATTTGGTTTGAATTGCTCATGTGGATAGTATACTATAGATCTCTCTAGGAGATCAACCTTTCACATACTTATTCGGCAGATTCCTGCTGTATAGCAGCCATTAATTCTGGAGAGATCCTGGCAGGCAATCTGGCCTGCACTCGTACCAACATATCTCCCAGTTGTCCATTTCGATCAGGTAATCCACGACCTCTGGCACGCAACATACTGTTGGGATTTGTGTTGGGTGGTATACTGAGTTCAATTCGATTGCCACGTATGTCCAACATGGGCACATCGCCTCCAGTTATCAATCGCCAAACACACACAGTGATTTGGGTATGTGCATTGTTGTCCACTCGTTGCCATGTTCGATCTGGATGTACACGGAATGTGATCACAATATCCTGCCCATTGGGACCAATATTGGGGTATTGCACATTGTCCCCATCTGCGATGCCGTTGGGTATGGTGATTTCAATATTGTGTGTGCCTGTATTTGTGCCAAGAGAAACCACTCTAGACCCCGGGGCAGCCACATCTTGTATGGTTATCCACAAGGTCATTCTGGCATGACCACGCTGAGGCTGCTGCTGAAATTTGGTTCCAAACATGTTGAAGATTTCGTTGAAATCAAAGTTATGATGAAATCCCCCACCTCCAAATGAATGTTGTGGCTGCGGGTTATTATAAGCTGCACGTTTTTGTTCGTCGCCCAGAGTTTCGTAAGCCGCTTGAATCTCTTGAAATTTTGTTGTGTCACCACCTGCTCTATCGGGGTGGTGCTGCGACGCTAGTTTTCTAAACGCACGTTTTATTTCATCAGCGGAGGCTGTGCGGGCCACGCCCAGGGTAGCATAGTGATCAGTCATTGTGTGTAGTTATACACTCAGCACAGGATCATTTCTTTTCAGGAACCCGAGTACCTTCTAGTTTTTCATGTTTCTTCATGTTTTTGCAATTTTGTTTTACTTTGCCTTTGTCATCCTTGACTGGCGTTCCACTGCGGTCTTTAACATCCACGCAAACCCTTACGGTTTCTTTGGCCGCTTCGGCAATTGCAAATTGACTACTCAGAGCCAGTGACAGTGCGATCAACAGTTTTTCCATGTTACTTTCCTACCTTTTGATTTGGTTGTTTTAGCTTTTCTTCGTGAATGCTGATGTGTGTGTGGGCCATGATATTATCTTTCTGGGAATGGTGGAATTATCGGAGCTGATTTGCCGCCCCATCCAGTGACAACTTCTGCAGGGCCAGCCGCTGGTGTCCCAAATCCTGTATTTCCGCCAAAACTCGAGAACGAAGGTGCGCCTCCAAAGCTGCTTCCGCTGCCCAGGGATTGTGACCCCCAGGACTGATTAACAGCGGTTGATGTTGGTGCACCAAACATACCAGGGTTGGACTGTGCCACTGGTGCAGGCGGCATGTATGTTGTTCCTGCATTGGTGGGTAAAGAAATTCCTCCATTATTGGCTCCTCCAAGTTTTTCTTGTGTACGACCGTAAGCTGCAATGCCTAACACCGCACCCATGGCAATGTGATATAGTCCGGCACCTTGTAGAGTCAACGGCTGCCATTGTGTTTGTACACTGCCATGAAATAAACTCTGTGTCAAGCTCCAAAGAATTGGTGCTAACACAAAATCAAATATACAGGTAATCATATATGTCCACCCCATCATCGGACGCCATTTGGAGTTCATCCAATCTTCGTTTTTCTTTACACTCTCGCTTTTAACTTCTTTTGCCATATTATACTCCCATCACATGCAATGCATGTTCATAATGGCGGATACGATCTTCTATTCCAATAAATCCACCATTTATTGCTCTGGTGAGCCCTTTTATATCTCCTGCGTCGGCAAATCTATTCAAGTTGTTGGTTTCCCAAAACCAGCAAGCCGATTGTGCTGCACCTTCAAATGTGGCCAAATATTCACTGGCCTCTTCTACTGGAATCTCCAAACTACCAGCAAAGAATGTGTAGTTGTCACGACCTGTTAGTTGTATTAATCCACGACCGCAGAAACGATATCCATCGCCACTGGCCTCGTCACCGTTGCCCATGCGATTAGCATATACTCTGTTGGCAATTTTTTCAGGTTTATTTGCATAAGCTGCTGCAATGGCATCATCGGCAAAATACTTGGCAAACGTTTTTCTTAGGCTAGCAGCACGATAGTTAAGATTTTCTTTGACAAAAACAAAATTGCCTGACTCATGTGCGCATTGGGCAATAAAAGCAGAAACCCTGGCAGGTGTGTTGATATCATAATCAGGCAACAGTTGATCAATGGCTTCGTACCATTGATCAATGTACGGATTTTTAACCATCTGTTTTAGTTGACTTAGTGACAATATTGAATTGCTCATTTTATGTTATCCCATATTTTCTTTTGTTTCACATACCATTCTTGCCAAGCTGAGTTCTTGGCTGAACATTCGTGATATGTTGTGTAGTTTTCCGTCACTGTTTTTACAAAATCTACTATGCTGACCTGTTCTCCAGAAATGATTTTTAGATCAGCACAGCGTTCCATTAACACTTCTGGTGCTGCTGGAAACTCAGCAACAACTGGCACCGATGTGCAAGCCGACAACCACATGATCAATGAGATTACAATATATTTCATTTGTTTTTGTCAATGGGTTGATTTAGTGCTGCCGCATTGTGCGTGTTGATAATGACTGCAGGTATAGGACAATTTTCCACATATTTAATTACCTCTTGATTGCGAATCACTTCTCTGTCTATGTAGCTCACAATGTCCTGGCCTTTCTCGCGTATGATTTTGGTGTTGGTTACCAGCTTGGTTACCACTTGCGTATTGGTTTCTGCACTGAGTTTTTGTGCTGCTGCTACTTTTTTTTCTGCTTCACGCACACGTTCTCGCCAGGCTATTTCTGTTGAATATCCACCTTTGAAATAAACACCCGTGGTCAACAGCACTATGCCCGCGATCTGCACAGGTATTCTATAGGTGTTTACAAACGGAATAAACTTCACAAAAAAGCCGGCCACTGTGGTCAGTGTGCCGGCTATTAGAATGAAGTTGACGATCCATGAAATGAATGCGTCAGGAAGAAAGTGCAGAATCCACATGCAGATATTTATCTGCAAATGGTATTATAATCCCATGCTTTTTCTTATGTTTGTGGCAGAGATAGCATGTATTTCGTCTGTAAACGTTTCCTGAGAGATCTTGTAACCCACATCTCTGCCATACACTATTTCAGTAATATTGGGAACTAGCATTATTTCATATTGTCCTTGATAGATAGGATCTAAGTCACGCTTGATAAATTTTTTAACTTTGTCAAACTCAAACGGATTACTTTTGTTCCATCCTTGACAATCACGCACCTGGATAATCACTTGACCTGATTTAGTAATTGCCCGCTCAAACAACGCACGATGTCCTTCATGCCACGGTTGATATCTACCAAGTAACAAGGCCGTTTCTTTCTTGAAATCAAACACAGGTCTACGGCGATTGTCTAGTATGTGTTGCCCAATGAATTCCGCCCATTTTTCAGCGTTTTGCTCTGTGATTCTGAAGTCATACACATCCGGAGACACAAAGGCTCGGTTGGTATCATCATATCTACCAGCATCGATTGTGTCCATCCAGATGGTCCAATCTGCTTTGAAATTGTTTCTCATTTCTGGCAATGGTGCAACAAAATCACACATAACAAAGTCGCCTGTACACTTGGCCGCAAACTCAAACATTCTCAAACTTTGTCGTATACGCCCATCTCTACTGAAATCCCAATCGTTAAAACGTTTGCGAATTTCATCAGCATTGAACCAATCTACTGTTACATTAAATGTTGTGCTGTCAGGAATACCTTCGTAATGTAAAATTTTACCAGGAGATATTTTCATAATATCCCCATGGGTTTCAAGATATCTTTTTAATCTCTCAGCAAGGTATGTTTTGCCTGCGCCAGGAAGACCCATTATCAATATTTTTTGTGTCATATGTGTTTCTTTGATGAACAACTTGCAAGATCATTTGCAATGTTGTTGAAATATTTACTGTTGATGTGGGTCTACAGACTTATTTCTGTAGATTTTGGACGGTGGTAATCAGTTTGTCATGCAACTGATAGATTGTGTTATAGTATACCTGCAGCGGCTTGCATGGCCTGTAGATCTTTGCTGACCTTGGTGTAGATAGGCTTTACATCCAGTCCGGCAGCAATACGCATCTCGTTGAGATCGCCTTCCATGCGTTCTCTATACTCGTTGGGTGTGAGTGGAACAAGTTTGGCAAATGTTTCAGGATTCCATTCGTGCTTTTTTTTCTTGTACACCATGATCCAATCGTCCGGCTGGTATTCTGTGAGGGTATTAAGGTCGTTGAGAATTTCTTGAATTTGCCCAGGTGCAGCATTACGACGGCGCATTTCCAAGTACACTAGATAACGATTGGGTTTGATTTCTCCGGGGCTTTGATCAGCGTCAAGCACAAAATCATAGCCTTTTTCAAACCAATTCATAAGATCTTTGGCAGCTTGTTTGTCGCGAACAAAAAAGCTCACCACAATCACATCAGCATCTTCGCCCATTTTGGAACTGAATTCGTCGATATGCACAGTGGGCTTCATCATGCCCTCCATGTCTTTGTAGCCTAAGCCTTCGTTAAGCGGCTGGTGGAGCTGCTGCGGGTTGTTGAAGTTGTTGTTGTGCTGCATTTGCTTTCTCTTCATCTTTGTATTGATCTTTATCGAGGTCTTCTGCGTAAGCATCGTCGAGATCTTGTAAATCTATTTCTTCACCTTCCAAGTCAATACTACCTGTGCGTATGTCTGCAATGAGATTCTTGGGCATGACGATTTCAACCAACCATACTTTTTTGGTTATCAATCTAGCAATATGTGTACCAGCTTGGTAGTCACTGGGTTGTGTGACTTTGATGGGGATCTTCATGTCCACTTTTTTAAATTTTACTTCGCAATCAAATGGTAGCAGTCTGCGTCCACCACGTGGGTCTGGCATGAGATTCTCTGGCCACATGAATATGCAACCTATTTTGTATTTGCCAATGTCAGGACCTTGCACTAGTTCGCCGCGATCCCAGTTACGAAATGCATAGATATCCAGTTCATCAAGAACTCGTTCAAAATCCAACAGCGTGAGCAAACTGCCTTCACTGAGGTAGATATCACGGATGTTTTCGGCCACATTCCAGTAGTCTGTGTGATCTTTAAAGATGTTTTCGTCCATACAGATATTTATGGCAGGAGACTAGAACCTGTGCGCTTTGTTTTTTACCGCACAGAGAAATACTTATGACACAAATTGCTGAAATCTATGTACCGAGATCTCACACTACAAACACCTAAATATTCGTGCTAAAACACAATTAGCAAACACTTTAGGAGAACCACACTTGAGTAGACAACGCGGGGCCAAAGCCCAAATCCAAAAACGCATCACACCACATATGGTAGAAAACACAATTCCATTCAATCCAGAACCCAGGCAACGACAACGACCAATAGAACTCATACCAAAATCACGCAATCAAGAAAATCTCATATTAAATCTACTCAACTCAGAACAATCAATTGTAGTAGCAGTTGGCCCAGCAGGTACTGGTAAAACTTACCTGGCCATGTTGGCCGCTGTAAAAGCATTTAGAACAGGCGAATGTAAACGTATCATCCTAACACGACCGGCCATTGGCGTAGAAGACGAACAGCACGGGTTCTTACCCGGGAATCTCGTTGCCAAGATGGAACCGTGGACTCGTCCCTTGCTGGATGTATTGCGTGAATACTATCGCCCACCAGAAATTGCAGCTATGATTGACGAAGGCACTATAGAAATATCACCCTTGGCCTACATGCGTGGACGAACATTCAAACATGCATGGATCATTGCAGACGAGATGCAGAATGCCACGCCATCACAGATGAAAATGTTGTTGAGTCGCATAGGCACTGAATCACGTATTGTGGTCACTGGGGATGTAGAACAAGCTGATCGCGCACGAGGCGAAAATGGTCTGTTAGATCTTTGTTCACGGTTAGAGCATTATCCAGTCAAAGGAATGGCTGTTTGCAGGCTAACCGGGCGAGACATACAACGCCACCCAATTATAGGGAGTGTACTTGCACTATACGACAAATAACTGATCCACAGTAATGGGCCCAGTGCCCATTACTGTGTGACTGCTGGTTGTGCTTTCACACGCTCGTATCCGTTTTCTGCAAACAGTCGGTCAATGATGTTTTCATAATGCTGAATGTAGTATTCCACGATTTTGTTAAAGTCCTTGGGCACGGTTACCCCATTCATGTGAGCTTTGACCACTTGAAGTTTTTTGAAATCTAAAATCACGTTGCAGGTTTGGAGATCTCTGGTTTTGAGATTTCGAGATACCGCAGTGGTTTCGTCAATTTTACCATCAGATTTTTGCAAAAAGGTGATTAGAAAATATCTCACTTGTTTTCTTTCAGGTAAATTTTAATTGATTCAGGATATGTTGCCTTACTTACCAATTTGGCACAATTCAATTATACAGGCCGAAAGATTGATTTCTTGATCTGCAACTAATGGAACATTGACCAATGCATTACGAATAATAATAATTGCTTGATCTTGCCCCTCGGGTGTGGCATTCCAAATAGATAAATTATCATACATCCAGCGGAATATTTCTTCTGCTTCCTCGGGATTTGAACTCTGACAAAGCAAGGTACGTGCTTCACGTACTTTTCCTTTTTTAAACAAGTCTACACAATCTAGTTTCCAATCACCAACTGACTTATCACTAACACCTGGCGGTTTAAGAGTACCCGATTGTGAGTTTAGTTGCACCAGATTCAAACACTTTCGTAGGTCTGGGTAGGTAGCAGATATATACAAATCCAGCACATCTAGATCAAATTCTACCCCTTCTGTGACCAAGACGGTGGCTACACGGGCTGTGAATTCTGTGTGGTCAGTCTTGGTAATATGGAAACCTTGACAACGACTGTGCAAGGGTGCAATGATTTTGTGTGGATAGTTACAAGTCATGATGAATCGCACTGTGCCGGAATAATCTTCCATCAAGTTGCGAAGTGCAGGTTGAACTGAGTTACAGTTATGCGCAACCACTCCATTTGCCAAAACAAAGTTTTTGTTTTTTCCGGAAGTTACAACGTCGTATACCGGTTTAATGCCAAGCGATTTAATTGATTTAATCTTCATTTATCTTTCCATTTGTCGTTAGTTAAGTGATTTGAAATCTTTTTATTGCGAGAGGTAAGTTTATTACCTTTAATCCATCCTTCGGGCACATCTTTTGTATCAAACACAGCTATGAGTTGCACATAGTCCGGTGACTTTATTTTTGGTCAGATAAGTGAATGCTTTCATTGTGGCCTTTATTAACGAAGTTGATTATATCAATATTATCTATGTTATATAACTCATTTCCGTCAATTAGTGCTTCTTGCCCATTGCTGTCAAAGAATGGATGATCTTTAGTACACACTATAGTGGTGCCATCTTCAAACTCAATCTCGAATAATTCGGCTTCGCCAGTCATTATAATATTAGCAGAGGTAGTTTCTACCTCTTTAGTTGCAAAATTATACGCCAATACATCAAAGTCTTTGTCTTGTAATTCGGCAATAGTCTTAACTTCTATAGTACCACCGTTTACGGTAAAGATCTCTTGGACTTTACCGAAGCAGTTCATGTAGTCAGCTTCATCAATCAAGACCACCTTGAATCGGCCAAAAGGCATGGTTTGACAAAAACTGATCAGTTTGTCCACCCATTCAATCTTACGACCTTCTTTGGATCCATTTACATACATCACATCGTACTGATCTATTCCCAGTTCGTTGATCAAGAGCTTGGCCAATGTGGTCTTGCCTGTGCCAGCTGCACCACTCAGTAATAGATGTGGAATTGTACCGTCTCGGATCCATGATTGCACTTGTTCTCGTTGAGAATCATCCACAAACACATATCCGTCTACTGTAGTGGGCCTAAATTTCTCTACCCAAAGTTTGGCAATTGCCATATAATTTCTTCCTTGTTTAACACTAATACTACATTATAACCTTGTTGCATACTTGATGTCAACTTTGCTTTGTTCTTTTCTTCTAAGATTAAATCTTTGCCATGTTTATTCCAGGTCCATAAAGATTTGATTTCGTATATTGTATTGTTGATGATAAAATCGCTTATGTATAATCGTTTTATAGCATTTGTGGGATCAATATACCATAGAGCTGGCCCACGCTTTACATTTAATTTGACCCATTCTATTCCATGTGTTGTTTCTAAATTTTCCAGGAAGCAATATTCAAAACTTCCCTGGTAATTTATAGATGTGTCCTTATAGAGTATCAACGGATTCCGTTGATTATTTTGATGAGGATTATTTTTCCAATGCTCCTGCATCTTTGTTCTTATCACTGCATAAGTGCCATTTGCTTCCATAGTAGCAAGTGCTTTTGCTCTTGACGATTTTGTGATGCCTAGATCTGTTCGAGTTTGTAATGATTTAGCAGCACGTTCTTTGTGATCTTGTCGATTAGAAAATTCACTACGCTTACCCGTACATGAATTATGACTAGTAGAGCAGCAAATTTTACCATTGGAAAACTTGTATTTTGCCGTTTGATTGCACCCATACCCACAAAGCTCAGAAGTTGTTATTTCTTCTGCTTTTGGTTTTTTGTAGATGTCCCTGGGCCTATTTTTAAGTTTTTCTACAGTTACGACTGAATGCTTTTTACCCTTAAATGCCAACCCTGTTGAATTTTTAATTCCTTTGTTCCATCCGCCCATAAACACTCCTGTTGAAGTATTTATGCATTGACCTACTCTCTACCCATAATTTTTTCATTTGTATCTACTTCCTGATTGGCCTGGTTGATTTGAATTGTCACAGGCTAAGTTATGATCAGTTGCCTTTGGACAACGTTTGTTACCACAGCTGGAACACACAATAAATGTGCTCATGGTCAGTGGCCATCCGCTATCATCAGCAATCTTGCTCATACAATTATAACACCCGCACTGAACGTTTGCAACCGTGTTTTTAAAGATACCATCAAAGGTGTCACTGAATGTTTCCGGGCTCACACTAAGTGGGCGTGGCTCACTACCATTGTTCATCATGTGCGCCCAAGTGGAACGTTTTTGCCAAGCTGGCGTTCGTGCGAAGATTGCTGTTGCAATTCAGCAGGCAGTGGTGGTGGAACATAACGTTCTTTTGGTGGTTTCTTGCCAAAGATTGATTGGTGTCGATTGGCCAATTCTTCTTGATCCACTGTGGATTTTCTTGGTCTTGATCCTCTACTCACACCAGTTCCTCTACAATGCCCAACACTTCGGCTGCAATCAGTAATGCTCCGCCAATCACAAGTGAACCTTGAATAAATGCAATACCTGCAAGTATTCTAAGTGCGCTTTTGGCCAGGCTTACATAAAAGTGTCCGCGGCTGGTATCTCGGGGTTGAATTTCTATCATGGGTTTCCTATTTGGGCAACGCCCTTGTTTATAATCACAATCTGATTGAACAGAACCGTGACAAGTTTTGCATTTCATTATTGTGTTAGTCCACGTTCTACTTCAGCTTTGGCCACACGTCGGCGCAGACTTGAACTGGAGAAACTATGATCTCTCTTGTTGAACACTAGTTCAATGCCCCGTAGACTACCTTCGTCTCGACCAGTAAAATCTTTGTCGCAGTATTCCACACCCAAGATACGTACATCCACCGGTAGGATCAATAACAGGTCAATGAGATCTTGTTCTGTTTGATACACCACAACCTCGTCCACATAGCGGCAAGCGGCCAATTGTATTTGACGTTCTACTATGCTTTGTACTGGTGAATTCTTGGTATCTGGGCGATCTATTGTGGGATCAGTTTGTAGTCCAGCAATGAGATAATCACAGTGATTCTTGGCTTCACTTAACATGGCAATATGGCCAGCATGAAACATGTCAAATGCCGAAAAAACAATCCCAATTTTCTTGCCATCCTTCTTGAGCTGCTTGATGTGATTGAAAATCAATTGTGTTGCATCCAGTCAGGTTTGGCTTCCACATGAATTGCTGTGGAGAAAGTATCATCGTTGGGCCGTTCATCTGCTACCATCATGATATCTTTGGGATCCACACGACGCAGAGTGACCCGGCCGTTCTCATCTTGAACTTCAATACCACGAGTCCAACGCCCATGTTCAATGCAGATCCATTGTCCGGGCACAACATCCTTTTGTTCAGGACCCACAGCATACACTTGGCCCCAGCGTGGTCGAATGCCGGTGCTCTTGCCATTGTCGTTGGGAATAATAATACCACTTGTGGTGATGCGTGACTCAAAAATCATGTCACTCACAATCACAGAATCGTTCAGTGGTACAATTTGTTGACGTTTTAGTTGGTGTGGCTGATAAGCAAATTTAGTCATTTATTCCTCGTTGGGTTGTTTTGCTGCACGAGCCATGGCTGCTGCCAGGCCTGTTGTGGGTTCTTCAACTTGCGGAACTGCTCCTTGAGCTCTTAGTGCCTGGCGTTGTAATCTTGCTTGCTCTAGTTTTTCTTGGTCAGCTGCTTGAATGGCCGCAACATCTGCATCTTTCTGTGCCTGTGTGCTGGTAGGAATTGGTCCAGGTACTGCATTGGTGGTGCGATTGAGATTGCGATTGACCTGCTGTGCTCTGGTGGAGATGACGTTGCCATCAGCATCTAGTTTATCTCCCCGGGCGTTCACTTGCATATTGCCCACAGCTCGAACTTGTTCATTTTGAGCTTGTAATGCACCAAAGTCTACAACTCGACCCTGTGCTGTTCTGTAAATTTTCTTTGACATAATGTTTTCCTTAAAAATATTTAACGCAGAAACTCTGCGATATCTAACTTGTAATGCAGGCTGTCTATTCTGTGTACCCCCAATAGATACAACACATAGCTGGCTACTGAGCTTCCACGTCCTACACCCCAAATTAGATTGTTTTGTCGCATGATATCTACTAGAAATTTGAGATATCGCAATAGGTCAAACAAATCACGTGCTTGATACAGTAATAGTTCTTCCCCTACTCGTTGTAATGCTGCTGGTGATTGGCACAGATTTAACACATGTTCTGCAATGTCTAAGTTCTTGTATTGATCTGGCATGAGCCAATTGCTTTGATTTCCATGATCAAATTCTTCTACTGTGATGGTCTGAAAGGCCAGTTTGTTGTATTTTACAAACTTAGGAACATTTTCCAAAATCAACACAGACGTTTCCAAATCCACAGTGGCGTCTACCAGCATGCCATCCACTTGCATACTGTGTCCACGCATGAGCATGTTTACACAGTCGTCTTCATTGTAGATCAGTTGACCCAGATGATCAGTTCTCATCACTAGGAAACTTAGCAAATACCACGGTGTTGGCTGCAGAATCAGTAACAGGTGCTGCTGTTCCGCTCCACTCAAGATCTAAATCACGCCAGGTTGGTGTACGATTCAGTTTGACCACTTGTTTTTTGTTGCCTGTGGTGGGTTTGAAATTGTTATGGTTAGGGCCAGAATCAAACCACCAACCTGGCTCATCGCACGGCCCTATACTTTCTTGATCGCTATGCAAGTACCGAACATTGTCTCCAAGATTACTTTGTATGGTTATGTCTGTTACTATCATTCGTTGTTCTAGTATTGCGTTGAGTTTGCAGTATAGCATAATACCAATCACTTGGTCAATAGGCTCTTCGGGCAATGGGGTGATATTAATACCTGCCGTGGTCAACGCCTGCATCTGCTCTTGATTATGGTGTTTGATAAACACAGTGTTGGTAAGTTCGTTATACACAAAATGATTCAAACGTGCCAAACTGGTCACATGATCGTCTTGGTCAATAGTGTTGGTATAGATAGACAATTCGGCTGCGTAATCATTGATTTGCAGACGACCTTCAAACCATATGGCAGCACTCCAGGTCACGTCATATTCTAATCTTACGTTCATGATATATCAATCTTGTTGTTAAATGAGTCGTCTGCGCCCGGCGGCGGTGCGTTTAGTGCTGTCATTTTTTGTTGATGTTTGCCGTTATAGCTGGCCAACGCCATGCGAATTTGATCACACAGATAACTATTACCCATCCTATGCGCTATGCTGAGTTTTTTGTGAAGTTCAGAAATTTTTGACCCCAGTTGTTCTACGGTCAAATCTTCTAAATTGTTGATAAACGGGTGTTCCATTTGACTCCTTGCTGAATGAGTTTACAGCAACAGTCAACCAAAGTCAACACATTTAGGCAAACACAGCGCCGTTGTTGCCAATGCAAAACCATTTGGAATTGGTATACATCAAGGTACAGCCAACTCCTCGACTGCTGAATGTGATAGTTCCATTCCCACTGGCTTTCCAACCTGCATTGCTGACCGTGATAACCATGTTACCAAGAGTAACATCCACAGCACTAAACACTTTGATTTGTCCTGTATATCCTGCTGCCAGGGTAGCTGCCTCTACTGCGGCAGTAGAGAAGTACGAAGTAGTTTTGGTCAAACTGGCAACGGCACCGGCAGCTAGGTCTTCCGAACTGGGCAGATAAATTGGATCCTGGTTCTGACTGAGATCAAATACTGAAATAGACGCAACCACAGCACCACCAGTGCTGCTAGTGAAATCGTATGTGTATGTTCCTGTCTGATTATAAGTGATCACTCCGGCGGCATAGCCTTGTAGATTACTGGTGCCCACGCTAACAGTATTGGGCAATGTAACTGTATAACCAACATTAGTCACTGTGATTGCCACACGAACTATACCAAAATTACCAGCAGCTGGAAAATTGGCAAATGCCAACGATATTGATCCACTGGTGGTCACAGTTTGATAGTGACCGTCAACATAGTTAATGGTCACTGTGCCTGATAGAGTGCCTAGATCAGCTGCTACTGCACTGAAATCAGAAATATTGGCATTACTCAATGGGCTACCGGCCATGTCGTTGTCCAATACAGTGCCGTTTAAGGCTGCTTTGAGCACTGCGTTGGTTTGAAGGTCAGTGATCTCGTTGGCTGCATACTGAAAGTTAGTTTTGGTATTGGTGAAGTTATCACGAAAACCTTGACTGTTGTTGTCTTGTCCGGCCACTGGATAGGTGCCGTCGATGTCGTTTGGGTTAATTGCACTGGTCATATGTTTGTCCTACACTAAAATGTTCCTACGGGGAAATACTAGATATTTATCGAATGCATCTGTGTTGGTATAGATATCTACAGGTGCTTCGAATCGCATACTAGTGTCGTCAAATGTTGTGGCAGTTCCGGATCCAATCACAAGATCAAACTGGGCACCTGTACCTGTTCCTATTATGTTGGTACCAGATATATTGTTGAATGCTATATTCAAAGCCCAGACGTTATATGTACCTGCTCCCACTGTGGTTGTGACTGTCACAACCAAATTACCAGTTATTGCAGAGTAAGAAGTAACTACTCCAAACATGTAATTAGATTGGTCGTACACAATACTTATGTACTGCCCTGGATTGTAAGATAATCCTGGACTTATATTTAAAGTCTTAGAACCGTTGCCAATGGTCAAATTGGTAATGCTAACTGTACTATATTGTACTAATAACAAGGCAGTACCTGTATAATTTACTAGGGTTATTGCGCCAGTTGTGGTGTTTATATCTTGAACCGTAATAATTACATCATTTAACACATCTGTGCCACCTAAATTGCTGCCCAATATCCGTATCTTATCATTAATATTATATCCAGTTCCGCCCACTGCAATTGATGTAATCACATAATGCAGTACCAAATCAAATGTAGTTTCAGCACCTGGGGGTGTCCATGCACCGTGGGTGGAGTCCGCAATTGGATCCCAATGGATACTGAGCAGTCTATCTAGCTCGTAACGATCAACTTCAAAATCCACCAGGTTAAGTTGTTGACCAAACTGAGTTCTTATATTATATGCAATTTGTCCCGAAGCTCCTGGATTGCAATAGGCTATGACCCAAGCTGGAGTGAATCCTAATACTTTTCCATCTGCTTGCTTGCTCAACATCCATAACGGCAATAAGTTTGAAATTTGTCCAACCACATCAATCACTTGATTACGCATGTTGTCCAAGCTGTTGGGATACACGGTGGTAATCTCTGTGCTGTCACCGGCATTGATTGGGTAAGGTAGTGTGACTTGTTTACTCACGCTGATACCTGAATTATTAACTAAATTATCTTGTATAGCACTATAGACCACTTCATAAATCACATCGCCAGTTGTGGGATCTATGGCTTGAGCTGTTTTAATTTCGCCCAGTATTAAATTTTTCCAGTAATGATTTTCAATCAAACTACTGATATACAGTTCAACTGTTGAACTGGTGAGCCCAAAGCAATGGTCATAAATTACCGAAGTTGCCACACCAAAGTTGGGATCTTGAGATCTAAATATCTTGTCCGGTGGAAATATGTCTGAATCCTGAATCAAACTGCTGATCAATGCACGAGTTGAAATTGGTGGCATTGCTTTGATATAGAGATTTTCGTATGGCTCGTTGTACACCCGTAAAACTTTTACTGTGAATGTTTTGTATACTGATATTTGTCCGTCTGAAGAAAATGCATTTGCTGTGAATGTGAATTGACTATCAAATGTGGTCTCCTGTGGAGATTGAATCAAACTGGTGCGTAATTCTTGATCAAAAGTAGTAGTTCCCAGATCCAACGCAAACGTATTAAAACTCACTCGGCCGGCAATTTCTCCCGACGGCAACAACGATAATCCCTGTGGTAACTTATTATAAAATCCTGGCACATAATCAGTAGGAGGAATTGCACCCGGGCGTAGTCGATACTCTAATGCACGCCCGCCGGTGTTAACAGCTTGAACTTGTAATAAACTAGTTGATCCATTGACGATGCTGCCAAGATCTGAATCTGTGAGCCATATTACTTGTGTTTCCACTTGGCCAGTCACAGTCACACTGAAATAGTATGGATCTGAGTGTATCACTGGGTCAGCAGTATCTATCAGATAGATAGCAAAGTTATATGTGATTTCGGTAATGCCCAAGTCTGGAAGATATCCATACAACCATCCAGTGAATGGATCAAGTGTGGTACCTGGCGGTAATTGTAATCCAGCGCCGGGATATTCCAAGTATTCAATTATGTAAGGACCAAATGTTAATCCTTTGAATTGATATGCCCAGAAGTTGTCTGCACGAATTACACCAAGATCGCTTGGTGCGGCATTGGTCAAGAATGGCGAATAATTTGGAGTCTGTGATGCATCAACAAAAGTGTCATCTGCTGTGATATCTGTAGTAGATGATTGTAGAGTGGTTCTACTGTAAACATAAATTTGATAATTTCTCAAATCACTGCTTTTGCCATCAGACAAACGTAATGTGAATTGATAATTGGTATTGGGACTTTGTCTCACAAAGTCAAACGGAAACATATCAAAATTTTGTCCAAGTCTATCAAATCCGCCAGTCTCGTTAATGGGATTGACCGGAATAATATATC